TGATGGGATGGTGGTGAACGAGATGGAGAAGCGCCACGAGTTCATCATGAACCCGACCGGTGGCCCGCTGGTGCAGAAGATCACCCAGGCGGCATTCATCTATGCCCTGGCGGCGTCCCCCAAGGCGGCCCTGGTCAACCTGTCGCAAACCGTCATCATGGGGATCCCCATCCTGGCTGGCTACGATGGCAGCGCCAAGGGCGTGACCCGGGCAGTCAACCAGCTCACCAGGGCCCTGGCCGACTTCACCGCCGGCAAGGGCAAGGCCGAGAACAGCAAGCGCCTCACCGCTGACGAGCGCAAGGCGATGCAGGAGGCATATGACAACGGCCTGATCGACCGCACCCAGTCGCACGACCTGGCAGGGATCGGTGAAACCGGCGTCGAGTACAGACCGGCCCGCACCAAGGTGATGGGCTGGCTGGCGTGGGGCTTCCACCATACCGAGCGCCTGAACCGCGAGGTTACCTTCCTGGCAGCCTACCGCATGGCCAGGGCCAAGGGCCTGCCGCATGTAGGTGCCGCGCAGAAGGCTGGGGATCTCACCTGGAAGACCCACTTCGACTACCAGAACACCTCCAGACCGCGCATCATGCACAACGACACGATGAAGGCGCTGCTGGTGTTGCGAAACTTCACCATCAACATGCTCTACCGCCTGTTCCGAGACATCCACCAGGCAGCCAGCGGCGATACGCCGGAGGTGCGCCGGGAGGCCAAGCTCCAACTGGCGGGGATCACCGGCATGATGATGCTGTCGGCCGGCATCACCGGCACCTGGGGCTTCGGCATCCTGATGGTACTGGCCAGCGCCTTCATGGATGACGACAAGGATCCAGAAGCCGAGCTGAAAAAGAACATGGTCGAGGCCCTGGGCCCGATGATGGCCGGGATCGTCCTGGATGGCGTCCCGGGTTATGCCACCGGGACCAGCCTGTCCGACTCCATCGGCATGCGGGATCTCTGGTTCCGGTCCCCGTCCTCGCAGCTCGAGGGCAAGGACGAGGCCGACTACTGGAAAGCCCAGTTGTTGGGTGCGGCGCCGTCCATCGCTGACAACATCGTGCGGGGTTACGGCCTACTCAAAGAGGGGCAGATCTACCGCGGGATCGAAACCATGATGCTGAAAGCCATCAAGGACCCGATGAAGGCGATCCGCTACGCCACCGAGGGCGCCACCAATAAGCGCGGGGATGTCATCGTGGAGGACATCGGCACCATGGATATCATCCGCCAGGCGCTGGGCTTCGTCCCGGCAAAGATCGCCGAGCAGTACGACATCAACAACGCCGGTTACAACCTGCAACAGACCATCATCCGCAAGCGCCAGTCGCTGATGGATGCCTGGTGGAAGGCAGAGGAGGCCGGGCAAGAGGCCAAGCTGGACAGCCTGGAGAAGGACATCGAGGCCTACAACGACAAGTACCCAGAGCAGGAGATCACGCCCAAGACGCTGCGCCGCTCCGCCCGCACCCGGGAGGACAACGCAGAGAACGCGACCGGCGGCATGCGCTACAACCGCAAGCTCCGAGACCGGATACTGGAAGAGCAGCCGCCGACGATCTACCGTTAAGGACTCAAGCCGGTGTAATATGGGTGCGGGCACGGTCCCGCGCCCATCCATCAACTACCGAGGAAAGGAAGAGTGGAGAATCAACATCGCAAGATTGCTGGCTATCGTGAACTGAGCCAGGAAGAGATTGACCTGATGAACCGCATCAAGGCCAAGGGCGCTGAGCTGCTGGAGTTGCAGACAGAGCTGGCCACTATGCTCAATCATCAGCACGTCAAGAAGGCTGCCAACGAGGAGCGCGATCCTGATGAGCTGGCGCGTTTCAGAGCTGCCGAGCCGCTGCGCTGGGCTGCTATCGGCAAGACTGACATTCAGACCGGCATCATGGCGCTCGTGCGCGCAGTAGCTCAGCCTGCTGGCATTTAGATTTCAGCCGGTGAACAAAGAAGACCATCCGCCAGCCTGCACAAACTGCGACGGCATTGGCACTGTGCCTGGGTTGCTGCATGGAGCAAAGTTCGAGTGCTACCTGTGCCACGGCACCGGATATGACCTGACCGACCCGGTACTGGCGATTAAGCACCTGCAGGCTGAGCACGCCAATCTGAACGCCAAGTACAAGTCATTGCTGTGGCGGGCCAGGCGGTTTTTTGAGTTATGGACTGCCGAAGAAATCGAGGCTAGGCGGGCGGATGTGGCCAACAGGTATATCCAGGAGCATCACGCCAGCAGGTTCGATTAGCGTCAACAGTCAATATGGATCCCGGCCACTGCGCCGGGTTTCTTTTGTCTCTGTTGTTGAAACGACAACGCCTGAGCTATATCGTTAACGCATCGCTGGCACCGCCAGCTCCCCATCTAAATCAGCGCGCAGGAGGTGTGCTCAAACCATAAGGTGAGCATGCAATGAAAAATGCGCTACTCGAAACCGACTTCCAGGCCGCAGCAGCGCGCCTGGGGGTGAGTGTCCCGGCCGTCAAAGCCGTGGCCACCGTCGAGAGTAACGGCGGTGGCTTTCTTCCTGATGGCCGCGTCAAGGTGCAGTACGAACCCCATGTGATGTACCGCCAGCTGGCGAGCAACTTCAATCGCGCTCGTGCAGACAAGGAGCTGGTGGACCACCCCGACCTCGTGTCGAAGAAGGCTGGCAGTTACCAGTCTCTCGACAAAGAAGACAAGGACATGAACCGGGCCGCCCAGCTCATTGACCGCACCAGCGCCCTGGAGTCGGCGAGCTGGGGGGCATTCCAGATCATGGGGTACCACTGGAAGACGCTGCAGTACACGACCCTGCAGGGCTTCATCAATGACCAGTACACCGCCGCCGGCCAGCTCGAAACCTTCGTGCGGTTCATCCAGGCGGATACCCGGCTGGTGAAGGCACTGCGCGCCAAGGACTGGGCCACCTTTGCCCGCATCTACAACGGGCCTGGCTACGCTAAGAACTCTTATCACACGAAACTGGAGGTGGCGTATGCTTCGTTTTGCTGATGAGATCCAAAATAGAAATAAAATCAGCGACAGGGGTGTCTCCACGAGCCCTGTTCATGAGGTTGTTGGCCAGCACAACATTTCCTACCACATAGCCTTTTTCAGGAACAAGACGGTCTATCGCCGGCTTCAGTGGGTGCCTGGAGCTTCCGGAAAGTTGAAGCTTCACTCCAGACCAATGACAGCGACCTTGCTGCGCATAAAAGAGATGGATGAGAAATTCAACGGTGAGGTCAAAAGGCATCTTCCTCTTAGTGCTCCTGGCGCGAGCGGACCTGTAGCAGGTTGTAAGGACGTAAAATTCCTTCTCGCGAAATCTGATACTGCTATCTCGCCGCTTGCGTCTTCCGTGGTCAGTGGCGGCATATGCGCGGTCGTACTCTCTGGCCTTTTCAACGTTCATAGAGCGCCAGACAAAGGCATTGAGTCTCATGCAGATCATGCAGTTTCGGTGGGTGATGCCCCGGATGGAATTTCCACTACCTCCATGGTCATGGCCGCGCTTACAGATCTTCCCAAGGTAATGTTTGCTATCATCAAATTCGATCTTGAAGGTGCTGTCTGGAAAAAGTCCGTCCGCGATGTATTGATCAATAATTTCAGAAGTATTCACATCCCTTTCTCTAAAGCGGTTGCTGAATACTGTATTTTACCACGCCATTGTAATGCTATTCACCTAAATGTTGGGGGTGCCTGATGGAGTGGTTGGAGAGGATCTATTTTCACCTGCAATGGGCCGTCGCTGGCTTCTTCGGGTCGCTGGTGGCCGTGCCATTCCAGAGCGACCTCAAGGGCAAGCGCGCCATTGCAGCCTTCATCATGTCGGGGTGTGCCACGGCTCACTTCTTGACGGTGCCGGTGTGCGTGTACCTCAAGATTGACCAGGGCTCTGTCGGGGGGATCGGGTTCCTGCTCGGCGCCTTCGGCGGGGCCATCATCGCGGCGGTTCTCAAGGCGATTGAAGCAGCCGACCTTTGGGCGCTCATCCGCTCAAGGTTGGGTGGAGGTGGCCAATGATCACAGTCGTGTACGGGGTGCTGTTTGGTTGGGCTGTCTGGTGTGTTTGCAGTAGCCGGGTCAATGATGGGGTGCTGGGTCGCCTCTTCTATTCGTCCATTGCCATCGCCGCCTTTGCGGCGTTTTTTGCTGGTTGCCAGCAGACCAACCTCATAGCAAACCAGTTGATCATCACGGCCGTGGCCATGAACGGGCTGCGGCACTTTGTGATGCGGGTCTACAACGACCATTTCAGGAAACCGCGGTCATGATTCTTGGATCGTGGAAAGTCAAAGCCATCGGCGCGCTGGCGCTGGTGGCTATTCTTGCTGGCGCAGGAGCAGGTGCCGGCTGGTGGTTCACCAAAACAGCATATGAGCGCGACATCTCCGATCTGAAAGAGGAGCAGACGCGGGAGCGTGAGGGATGGCTCAAGGAGAAGCTGGCCATCACCACCAAGGCCAAACAGGACACCGACGCGGCCATTGCCCGCATGAAGGACGCCCAGGGAGAGTTGGCGCGCATCGATGCTGAAAATCAGAGGAAACTGGAAGATGCAGAGTTGGAAAATGAAGGCCTTCGCCGTGATGTTGCCGCTGGCAATCGCCGGCTGCGCCTCCTCGGCGACAAGCTCAGTAGTGGGAACACCGCAAGCGGAGGTGCCTGCACCGGCAGCGTGGGCGATGACACCGGCGTCGAACTCTCTGCAGCTGCTGGACGAACTGTTTTCGATATCCGAGCAGGTATCATCTCCGATCGGGCAAAAATAGCGTACCTGCAGGACTACATCGAAAGAGTGGTGAAGCAGTGCAAGCGCTGATATAGTGAAGGCGTCTAGTTTACGTTGTGGCACTTCCTCATCTCGCTGATAAGCAAAAGCCCCGGTGTCGGTACCGGGGCTTTTTTATGCGACGATGAAAATTGCTTGTTGGCTTTGCGTTGCCTCAGCGGGAGAAAATGAAGCCTCTTTCAAACCAGAGGCAAGGATAACGACATGCAAGCAATATCAAAAGCTCCTGACCAGGACACCATGCTCAACCGCGCAGTCCACACCCAGCTTGGCAATCTTGAGCGGGTCAGGGAGTTGAACTGCCGGCTTCGCAGTCTCATCATTCGCCTTCACTGTGCTCCATCTGGTGAGGATGAAAGCAAGGTAAATGATACTGGCGGTTATGGAGTCCTTCGCGATCACCTGTCAGCGCTGGAACTCGAAGAGCGGCAACTGACCGAAACGCTTGATCAGCTGGTGGAGCTGGAGAGCCTGCTGTAACTCCATTGCTCAGGCAAAAACAAAGCCCCTCTCGGGGCTTTTTTTATGCTGCTTTGTCTCCGGCGATGACCGTCAGGCGCGGCGGGGTCTTCTCCCTGATCATCGAGCGCACGAACGCATCCCAGATCTCCATCGCTTCCCGCTTCTCGGCAATGTAGCTGTAGCGGTCATAGCTCTTGCTCGACACGTCCTGCAGTGTGTGGTTCTGCAATCTGTCGCGGATTTCCTTTGTCAGCCCCGCTTTGCCCGCCAGGGTCTTCCAGGTGCGCCGCATGTCGCGGTTGGTGACAGTGGGGACCACGCCCCGATCCCGCTGGCGCCACAGGAACGAATAGAGTGTGGTGTGCTGCACCGACTGCGAGGGATCCTTGCTGCCGGGGAAGAACCAGCCGTTCTCGTTGGGGGTGAGACTGTCCAGCAGCTCGATGGCCAGGCCGGGCAGGGGGATGGCGTGGGGCTTGCCGTTCTTCGTCTTCGACCAGTCGAGCATGCCCTCTTCTTTCAGGTACTGGTCCTTGTGTAGCGTGCAGATCTCCTGCACCCGCTGGCCGGTCAGCATCAGCAGCATGATTGCGCGGGGGTAGGCGGGGTGGATCGGCGCATCCGGGTTTTGCAGCCAGCGCCACATCTGCACCCACTCCTCTTCGCGCAGCCAGCGCTCGCCCACGGTCTTCGGCTCGGTCGGGATGTCCGCTGCCGGGTTGCTGTGCAGCTTGAACCGGCGGGGGCTGGTGGAGCGGTAATCGAGTTCTGACTTTAGTCCCCATGAGTATGCGCTGCGGATGTATGAGCGAACGTGATCACTCATGCTTTTTGCGCCGCGCTCATAGATTGGCCGTAAAACATTTACGACATCCTCTGGGGTGATGTCGCGGGCCAGCCGGTTACGCCCCAGCACATCAGCGATCTTGGCCAGGCCCTTGCGCGCCTCCTTGTGGCTGGTCTTGCCTGCCTCCTCCAGCGCATCGCAGTACGCCTCGAACAGATCGCCCACGGTGCCGGGGCGGGTGTCGCCCTGCACCTTGATGGAGGAACCCTTGTTGATGGCTGCGGCAAAGTCGCGCTCGAACACGGCGCGGGCCTCGGCCAGGGTCATGTGTGGGTAGTCGCCGATCTTCTTGAGCTTGCGCTTACCGTCGCTCCACTGCTGGGCGAAGAAGGAGCTGGTAACCCGGGTTGGCTGCGGCTTGAGGATCAGCACCAGGCGGCCGGTGCCGCGCCCTTCGCCGTCGGTGAGTGTTTCGGGCTTTTTGCTGGCGGCCACCCGCTTCATCGAGCGTTTGATTTGGCCATCTGTGAGAGCAGGCATTCAGCATTCCTCGCTGGTTACTGTTGTCAGGTTGGATCACCTGTTGCGTTTTTGGTTATTGATCGGATACAGCCACCAGTCAAGGCGCGATGACGCCCCGGCAAGTGGCTGATTCGGATCGGTTATTAGGCCTTGGCACTGGCTATTGCTGCCCTGGCCGTCATCACCTCCAGGCAAACGTCCTCGTCGCCTGGGTACCGCTGGTGGTGCTCTTCATCCAGCGCCATCATTCCTTCCAGTGCGGCCAGCAGCTCGTCGCGCTGATTGAGTGCGTCGGCCAACTCGTTTTCAGCATTAGCCGCCACATGGGCCAGCCTGCGTATCTCCCGCTCTTGGCCTTCTGCGCGGTCATCAGCCGCCAGCAGCTGGGTGCCAACGGCAGCAACCAGCCCCTTCTGTTCCAACTCATCGGTTGGCAGGCCACGGCACGCATTCACGCATGCCACGATGCGGCGGGCATTCTCCATGCCCGGCATTTTTCGCATTACAGGGATCGAACCAGCCAGCTCTGGGCCGGTTTCTTCGTTTACGTTGGCTACTATCGACCCGTGCTGATTGGTAACAATCGACCATTCCTCAGTCGAGTCATCGTGGTTTATCTTCCACGGCTCAGGGGTGTGCATTCCTTTCTCGCTTAGCCCATCAGGGCGGTAGTTTTAGAAAGGCGCCCTGATGGGCGCCTGACTGCTTACTTCACCTGCACGAATGGCATGCTGGATCCGCTGGTCATGTACTGCGGGAGGGTGCCATTCCACTTATTGATGGCTTCGAGCTGCAGGACTTCCGGGTTCTGGCGCAGGGCCTCACCGCGCAGTGCTATTGCGTCAGCTTCTGCCTTGGCGCGAAGGGTGATCGAATCGGCTTCACCACGGGCTTGCTCAATCGCTTTCAGGGCCTCTGCCTTGGTCTGGGCGATCTCGTTCTCGCGCAGCAGCGTTTTCTGCGTGGCCTCGATCTTGGCATTGATGGACGCTGTAACCTGCGGAGGGTAGGTCAGGTCATCGGTCCAGCTCAGCTTGACGATCACGATGCCGATGGGGTCGAGCTTTGCTTTTACTGACGTGGTGACGCTATCAAGCAGTTTGGATCGCCCTTCTCCGGCCAGGGTGCCGATATCCATCTTGCCCGAATCCTTGATGAGGGCATCAGCGATGTTCTGGCGGATGTTGACTTGGGTGATTTCCTCAACGCCCTTGCGGTAGGTCTGGAACACCGTGGACACCTTCGACTGATCAACGTAATACTCGACGCCAACCTTGGCCGACACGCTCATCGAGTCCTTGGTTTGGAAGTTGAACGGCTGTTCGTAGACGTGAAGCTGGTTGAAGGTCGGGAACTGGTAGATCTCCTCGTTCCAGGTCAGCCAGTATTTGCCGACGCCGACCACCTCTTGTTGCACCCCCTTCTCGTCGCCGTAGAGGTCAACCTTTACCCCTACAAAACCGGCCGGGACCGTGGCTCTGCCGCAACCAGTGAGCAGCAGTGTGAGCATTACCAGAATTGCGGACAGTGTTACGTTTTTCATTCCTTTCCCTTAGCCTTTACCAGGCGAGTTACGTATTTGACGAAATAAACCAGAACAATCGGGGTTATTACCAGTGCGACTGCAAAGCCGCATATTACTGCAATTGTGTATTTTGCTGACACGAGAGCAGGAATTAAGAGGCCAATCGCCACCACGAAATAAATGGCAAAGGCAAGTATTTTCAAATATGCAGTTATCAAAATTCACCTCCTTTCTGTTATAGAACATCCTTCACTCTGTGCCCGAACCTCTCAATGGCGGCCTGCATGGCTTCCTGAGTGTTGCGGCACTGATCTGAAAGCATGGTGCATGTGTTGCCATCGGTGAAGTGGATCTCCCACTTCGCCATGCCGGTGACCACGCGGCCCTGGTCGGTACGGGAGGCCATGATGGCCTCCTTCTCATCTGCGGTCAGGGTGGTGTGCTGGGCGGCCGCCATTATGCCGCCCCGCCTTCAGGATCAGGCTCAGGCACATCCACATATTCAGTGCTGGGCGTGTAGGGGAAGGTGACAAGCACCCTGCTTTCGCCGTTCGTGTAGCAAGCTCCGCTAGGTTCGCGGAATACCTTGCCGTCTATGTTGTATGCTTGGCCTTCGAAGCGATCAGCCGACTTGAAGACGGTGCTGCATCGACGGTTCTGGAACACGCCGTCGCCGACCTCATTCCATTCGTCAGGCTCTCCGGTAAGAGGCCCAATCGGCTTGTACTTCAAAAGCAGTCCTAGCATCTGAATTGCATAGCCTGAACTGAAGCCGCTGTGACCATGAGTGCTGAAGACAAGAACCATTTCCTTGAGCTGGTCATTCATCAGTCGCTGCATCTCATCGTCGCCGTGGGGGAGTTCACGCTCCGCGTGCGTCAGGAGATTGCTGGGTTTGGCGCGTAGAATGCGCCAGCATAGAGCTATCCGTTTTGAGAGATTGACGCACCCAACCTTGTTCTTGGTGATGGTCCGCTTAATGCTATTTTCTGTCTTCATTCCTTTCTCACTTAGCCCTCTCGGGCGGTTTCGTTGGTGCTGTAAGGGGGTGATAGAGATACTGTTACTGGTGACGGTTACGCGCTCGACCCCCTATGTTTTTGACATTTCAGCGCAATTGCCAGAATGCCGCTAAATTCTTGATATTTAAATGGTAATATCCGTGAATCAGCGTGAACTAAGGTGATGCGAAATCAGTGAGTTGGCGATTGTGGAATCATCCTTTTTCCTTCAAATTTCTGTAACCTTTTCAATGTGGTTAATCGGAATGCGCTGGTGGCTGGTGGCTGTGATGGGTGAGGGTTTGAATCTGACCCTCACCACCTTCACGCTAGGTCACATACGGCGCAGCCAGTTCACTCATCCACCAGCGTCGGGATCAATTCCATTCCCCGCCTGAGCAGACCAGCACTTAGCACCCCATTCTTAACCGCCTTCCTGCCCTTGGTATAGCCAAGCCGCTTGACCAATTGCCGACAATCAAACTCACGACACAGCGCCGGCGCTCGGCCATGGATCGAGCATCCCGAGTCGGTCAGATAGACGCAACTCCGGTCCGCCTTGTGCGCCAGCATGCGCACGCCCTTGACGGCCAGCGACGGGAGAGCATGCGGCACAGTCTGGTACTGCGAAGCATCATCCCCAAGTTCGGGGTGAATGCTGATCGCGTCACCCCTGCAGCACAGCGTGCAGCCGTTGCACGGAACCGCCACCGACTTGATGCTCATGACCTACCCCCTGCGCTTGGCGATGTTGCGGCGCCGCCGCGCACAGCGCTTGTCAGCCGCTGCCGTGCTGTTGCGGTGATCCGGTGCCGGCCAGTGAAGGCGAGGGGCCGTCATGGTGACCACAGGCGGCCAGGATGCAGCCCCCATCGCCAGCATGGCAGAAAGGCGAGCCATCATTGTACGGCCGGTCTGGCGGGCCATGGTGAAGAGCTTGCTCATGGTCTGGCCGCCTTCATCTCGTCATAGAGGGATTCCCACTGCTCCTTCTCGTACATCTCTGACCAGCGCTCCCAGTTATTGGCGACGACTGTCCACATCACCCCGTGCGAGCGCATGTTATGGATCAGGCCTTTCAGCTCGGGGACCGCCTTGATCAAGCGGATGCACCGACCAAGGTCATCCGGGTCGCGTGGGTATGCAAACTCAGCCTTGAACTGTCCTGACAGTGCCGACGCCATGAATTTGCTGCTCATGCCTACGTCATCGCTGGCCAGCCAATCGGTGAGGCCCATGCCTGCAGACGCCTTCACGATGGGTTTGGCGAATTCCTCGCAGATGCTGTTTGCTGCAGAAATCACGCAGTTCATCAGGCGCGGCTCAGCTGGCAGCCCAGGCACCTGGCGAGACAGGGCCGCCATGATGTCGGTAACAAGGGTGATCTGGTTCAGGTTGTAACCTTTGTTCATATCCTTTCCTATTCGCGCACTGTAACGGCGCAGTTGATGGTATTCCGCTCGTCCCACTTATCCAGCTCTGTTTCGCTGTAGAGGACGGTCTTACCGCACTTCAAAAATTTCGGGCCAATCCTGAGAGAACGCCAATTCGCCAATGTGCGGACTGAAATTGTACCCCGATACCGCTCGGCCACTTCATCCTGTGTTAGATACTGCTTGCTCACTGTGTGCTCCGTGTTGTCGAAATCGAAACAGCGGTAGCAGGAGCGAAACGGTTTGAAAAGGGGGTGCAGTGAACCCCGCCATTTTCTATTTGCCGCAATCCGCCAGCATGTCAGTCCACGTTTCGTGCTGGCACGACGCTACGGTCTCACCGACAAGCGACAGGCTCTTAACCTGCACCCGGAATGAGTCATCTACACCGCACTCCATAGCGATCATCTCTTTGACTGCGTTGTAGTCGTTGGATCCAGCAATAACCGGTATTGTGATAACCCCATCCATATGGACAGGGCCATGGAACTGCTTACTGACAAGGGCTGAGTAGTGGTAAACAGCCATGGGCTTTGGGTTGTCTTTGGGTTGTTCCAATTTCCTTTCCTCGGAATAGGCGGGCATTCCCGCCTTTTTGGTAATAGCGCCTAGCGCAAGTCTTTGGGTTCGATCCCGAACTGCTTTGCCAGGTTCAGGCGTTCAATCTCATCGCGGCGCCGCTGGCGCAGTTTGAGTTTTAGGATGGCAACGCGGTCCTGCATCATGCCGCGGTGGTTGTAGAGCTTGTCGCTCATGCCCTGCTCCTGACGTATGCAGCTGCCTCCAGGCAGGTGTTTGCGGATCCGTAGATGGTCGTCCCGTACTTTTCTTCGACAGCCTCCGCGCAGGTGTAAGCTTCATAGGGGTTGAAGCCCCATGTTACCCGGCCACAATGAGGACAGTTCCCTCTGGTGCGGCCGGAGGTTGGGCGCACCCGCTTGCGCTTTGGCTTGCGGATCCCGGCTGCGGTGATCATGAGGCGTTCGTTGACCATGTTAACCTGCAGGGTGTGCCGGCTGATGGACATCACATAGGGCCGTGGGTAGATGATCACGTCATCGAACAGCCTGACTGCTTCCTTCGCCTCAGCCTTCTTCAACACCAGCGCTTCACTGAGGTTTACTGAGCTGCCGCTGGTGGTTTTCCAGTAGACGTCGTTCCCGTCCCAGTCGCCTTTCACGTGGATGACGTACGCATTGCAACCGGCTACCAGACCAGCCTTGCTCTCATCAAGGTGTTGGTGATCCACCCGCGTGCGGGCCACTGCGTCCACCAGGCCCTTGCTTAGTGGCACATCAGTGTGTCGGCTGTTGAAGTGTCTCTGAGCCTCCTCCAGCGTATAGACGTGGGCCTTGCCAAGGTTGGAGGTGTAGCCGTTGCCATCCTTCGCCCAGAACATGCAGGTGCTGCCGACGTTGGAGCGCGTGTCGCGCAGGTAGAAGGTGGTCATGCCGCGTCCTCCGCATCAACTGCAGGGCGCTTCTCGATCCAGCCCATGGCGGCCTGCTGGGCCGCCTTGGCGCTTTCGCTGAGACCTGCCTGCAGCATGACCCGGCCATACTCGGCAGCCAGGAACTCATAGGCGTCAGCCAGGTTGTTGACCGATGTAGCTACATCCACGGCGCCGGAGTACTGCAGGCCTTTAGCCTGCATTCTGATCATCTGCATGCCCTGCGGTGCCGCCGACTTGGTGTAGATGACGCCAGGGGCGATGATCACCTGGCCTGGCTTGAGCTGCGCCAGGGCAAACTGGTCGTTCCTGTCCAGCACCGCCATGGATTCGTACACGCAGCGGCTGCCATCAGTGCATACGAACCACTCCGGCACCTTCTTGTCACGGATGGTGATTGTCAGCGGGCCCATCTCTGCGATGCTGCTCACGTCGCACCCCCTTCACCACCCAGACCGTCAATGATGCGCTGCAGCGCCCGCGCATAGTCCCCCATGTAGGACTCCTTCATGCGCAGCTGGTGCTGCTCCTCCCAGGAGAGGGAAGAGAAGGTGGATCCCGGGTCATTGATGAAGTTGGCGAGGCTTTCCAGTTTCTCGTTGATCTGCTCCAGCTCTTCGAGCGCGAGCTGTTGCTGTTCGGAGAGGACGCTTGCCTGCGGCTCTTCGTACAGGGCCCAGTCTTCTGCCATCAAATCGCCAATAGAAGGCACCCAGGTGGACAACATGTTCTTGGAGTTGCGCAGCACCAGCGTATCGACAAAGGTCATATCGCCTGTGTCTGCCTGCTCGTATGACAGGTTGCCGATGGTGGTCTTGCAGACAAACTGTCCCTTGCCATTCCAGCCGCGCCGCATAATGCGGGATCCGCCTTTCAGAAGCGTCAGGGCATCTGAGAAATCAAAATCCTTGTGGTTCATAAATTGCCTTAGCCTTGACGGCGCTTGTTCTTGCTGTTGTGGCGGCCATGGTCGCCGATCATGCGGTACACCTTGCCCTTGTAGTAGAGCGTGCCGTCCGGGTTCTCTTTGACGGGGTGGGGGTGGGAGTGCTCGATGCCAGGGCGCCACGAGTAGCGCGTGCCCTCTGCATCACTGAGAACCATATCGCGGAGCTCCACCTGAGAAAGGGCTCTCTGCCCCTCGAAGTTGTCAGCATATCCACCGCGTCCAGCTACTCCTTGGTTGGGGCCTGCAGGGCTGCTCCCGCACTGCGCGTTCCACTCATCTTCTGTTAGCGAAACAGTGCCAGCCATGGGTTGCAGGAACGTCTTGTTCTTGCCCTTGGAGCGGTGCAGGGCCACCAGCTGATCGGCTTTCATGTGGTAGTGGCTTGCGGCCACCAGCAGGCCGTAGTGCGGGCCATGCTGCAGGACGTTGCCGCGGATGTCCGCAGGGCTCATCCAGAGGGTATCTTCCTCGCCCTGGTCGTTGACCCAGGTAACCCGGGCGGCCTCGGCGCCGCGCATGTGGCGGCGTGGGTTGAACTCCTCAAATCTGAACTGGCTCATCCTTTCTCCTTGATGGAACAGGCAGGTTTGGAGTGCGCTCGGTTACGCCCTGGCTGTCCATGAGGTTTTGAGTGAAGTGCCGGCAATACAGCTGTCCGGCGGAAAGCTCATCGCAATATTGATGAGCGGTCACAACAGCCTGACTGTTGCTTGTTTGTATTTTAGAATTGAGGATTGTTTAAATACAAATCTTTTTTCTTAGTGTGTGGTCAGATAGGCGCGCCTGGCCCAGAGGATTTTCACGTTGTTGTGCCTCACTCCCGCCCGGGATATGAGGTTGAACGTCCCCTGGGTGTAGCCGCGGCGAAATACCCCCAGCACTTGCCCATCCCCCTCGATTGCCACCATGGCGTAGAGGCCCATGCAGTCGCTGGGATCCATCTCCTGGCCCAGGTAGGTAACCCATCCGTCTGTGAGTTCCCCCAGGGTTCCCGCCGTGTGCATCTGCACTGCCACTACGTCGTCGTCCAGACCATCCGGGATCGGCACTCTTTCAATGACCCCCTCCGGCAGGGGGTGGACGGTGTAGTCTTCGCTGACGTGGCCAATGATGGAGCAGCGCCGCTTGGTGACTACTGCCTGTTCGATCCCCGCGTTCACCATCACCTCGGTGAGGGGTACTGAGAGGATGCGGGCCAGGGCCACCGCTTCCGGCATCTGCATCTTGCGCTTGCCGCCTATCGATCTGGATAGGGCTGCGGGCCAGACATCCATCCTACGCGCCACCTCGCGCAGAGACAGCCGCCTATCCTTCATCAAATCTATAAAATACCGCTTGTTGACCGGCACGGTTGAACTCCTGCTCATGTGTCCCAGGCTGCTTGATATGACCTATTTTGCGAAATGGCAACGACTGTTGTTGATTTATGATTCCCTTTTTGCAAACATTGTTTCTGAAATAACAACACGGTGAACGCCATGCAAGACGAAAACACAACGAGGCTCACCCCGGCGGCCATCCGGCAGATGCGAGAGGGCCGGGGGATGACTATCAAGCAGTTCTGGGGGCGCGTGGGATACAGCATGTCTCGTGGCCACGCCTACGAAACATCCAGAACCGAACTGCCGGAGCACGCCCGCCGCCTCATCTACCTGGAGTACGTCGCGGGCATCCCCACGAATATCGACAGCGAGCAGTTCAGGCAGTTTGAGGCTGCAGTGAGCCTCATGAAGGTAGGTCAGACCATGAAAAGCGGCATCGAGGCGATACAGAACACACTGGCGAGGCTGAACCCATGAGCGATGCACTGATAGCGATAGGCAGCGGCCTGGTGCTGGCTGCATTCATCATCGTGCCCATGGCTGCTGAAACCAGCGGCGGCCGCCGGAAAGAAAAGCTCACCTGGGCGGTATGGCGCCGTGATGCAGCGGTGACGCTGTGGGCCATGAACCCGCTTACCATCATCGACGACCTGCTGCGAGGTTATGACGATGTGGCTGACACGGTTGTCCGCCTGATGGCTTGGCTGGTGGCTGCATCTGCCCTGCTGACATCCACTGCGCTGGTGGGCTGGGGCGTCTGGCGCCTGTTCACCCTGTAACGAGGAAAACGAGATGGCAACGAAACACCACACCAAGGCCGACAAGGCGTGGTTTGAGGCAATCACCGGGATCGGCTGCGTCGCCTGCCTGGTGCAGGGCACCCCGGGAACCCCGGCTGAGGTGCATCACATCCGTGACGGTCAGGGCCGGGGACAGCGGGCAGACCACAAGGTAAGCATCGCCCTTTGCCCTGCTCACCATCGAGGCACCGACCACCCGCGCACTGCCAGCATTCACATGGACAAGCGTAATTTTATCGCCCAGTTCGGCACCGAGCTGGAGCTTTTGGAGAGGACCCGGCAAGAGCTGGGCATCAACTGAGGAAAGGAACGTGGAAGGACAAAACCAATTTCAGACTGCTTTGAAAAAGACCGTCATCATGTTCAAGACGATCACCGGGAAGGATCTCTCTGAGCGCGAGGCATCGCTCCTCATCAACCTTCTTGACCTGACCGAGGGTTACCAGTCCCTCATCACCACAGGCACATCCGGGATGGTTGTTTCGGTGGGTCAGGCTGGAAATATCAGCGTTGCTCCCGTTGCCGCAGAGCAGATTTATTCAGTCAAGGAAAGTGAGCCATCCGGCAGCAGCTGCAATGCCGTAGGCTCCGATTCTGTCCAGCCCATCACCACCAGCGAGCGCGATCACATCCATGGCTATGACTGGCAGATTGTGGTGCTGTCCCGCGAGAAGGATCCCCGTGACAGCTACGTGGTGCACTTCGCCCACCAGCCGACTCAGGAGCAGTTCGAGGAGCACTTCGCCAAGTTCGTTGCCCGCACCCACTATGTGCATGTGCACGAGTGGGACAGGCTGCGCGATGACTGGGTTGGCGTTACCTCCCACTACACCAACACCCACCGTTTAGGGAAAGATCACGATCCTCGCTGGGAGCAAGACGACATGGCCTACCGGGTGCGCTACTACGACCGCGAAACCGGCCAACTGACCTTCAAGTACATGCAGCGCAAGCCGAGTGGCAACGAGCTGGCAAAGTACCACCACACCAAGGGCTTCGCCGTCGTGCAGAGTAAGGTTGCCTGATATGAAAGACCTGACCATACCAGCGATAGATGCGGTCAACACCCTGCTGGGTGACGGGGTGCCAGACGATCTGACGCAGCGCATTCTGGAGCAGAGCATTGAGGCTATGCACATGCACCACGAGCGCCGGCAGTCGGAGTCCCGCAACAACCGCGGCGCCGAGCGCACCGAGTGTGACATTGGCGAAGACGGCTGGCTCAACGAGGGATGGGCAGCCTGGCGCCTGACCCTGCCGATGGGGGATAACCCGGCCGTGATCTACTTCACCCGCGAGCCGACCTATGCGCAGTGCGTGGCGTTCTCTCGTGCTGCAGGTGTTCGGGTGGATCAGGCGGTGGTCGAGGGGCGCGAGTAATGGCGAACTGGACGGAGGAAGACATCGAGCGCCTGAAACAGCGCAAGGTCGCCCCCAAGAAGACCGTCACCCAGCGCATGCAGGCCTTGGGCAGGATGAAAACCGGTCAGATGAACAAGACCGAGGAGCGGTTTGCCCAGTGGCTGGAGCTGGAGCGGCACGCTGGCAAGGTGCAGTGGTGGAAGTTCGAGGGCATCAAGCTGATGCTGGCGAAGAACACATCGATCACCGTGGATTTCGCCGTGCTGCCTGACACTGGGATCCTGACCATGATTGACGTCAAGGGCTCCAAGGCGATGGTGACGGATGATGCCAGGGTGAAGATGAAACTGGCCGCCGAGCTTTACCCGTTCGTGTTCAAGCTCGCCTACCCCAGGGCCAAGGGTGAGGGGTGGGACATCGAGGAAATCGTGCCGTGAGTGTTGTCAAAACGGCAACACATGGCGCAGCATAGCAACAAATGATTCGGCTGGTGGGCAAAGCAGGAGTGACTCCCTGACTCCATCCAGCTACAATGAAGACCTAACCGCTTTGTTTTGCAGTGTCTTCTCAGTCCGTTTCGGTCTGGGTGGAGAGTCACCACTGCATGCAAGCGGTTTTTTTATGCGAGAAATCTATGGATGCAGAACAACTGCGTGAAATCCTGCACTACGAAGCAGGCACAGGTGTGTTCACCTGGCGCGTCAAATTAAATCGTCAAATGATAGTTGGAACGGTGGCAGGCCATAAAGCTCACGGTTACATCATCATCGGCATCAAGGGCGAACTCTACCGTGCTCACAGGCTGGCATGGCTTTACCAGACAGGGCGCTGGCCAGATGGCGACATCGATCACAAGAACGGCAACAAAGAAGATAACCAATGGGAAAACCTGAGGGAGGCGACTCGCTCCCAGAATATGCAGAACGTGGGCATAAAGAAAAATAACAAGAGCGGATTTAAGGGGGTCTACAAGCACACACAAGTAGGGCGCTTTGTAGCCCAAATACGCATCAATGGTCGCAAGGTTCATCTCGGAATATTTGAGACAGCCGAAGAAGCCGGCGCAGCATATGCGCAAGCTGCCAACCAAAACCATAAAGAATACGCGAGGTTGGCATGAAATATTCCCTAATCTACGCCGACCCAGCTTGGTCATATCGCGACAAGGCAAATGATGGCTCTCGTGGAGCCCACCATAAATACCCAGTAATGAGTGTTCAGGAAATCTGTAGGCTGCCTGTTTGGGAGCTGGCCAACCCTGAATCATGTCTGCTGGCTATGTGGTGGGTACCAACCCAGCCTAGAGAGGCGCTGCAGGTCCTGGAGGCCTGGGGATTCCGACTAATGACCACCAAGGGTTTTACCTGGCACAAAACAAACAAGCACAAAGGCAACAGCGCCATGGGCATGGGGCACATGACCCGCGCCAACAGCGAGGACATGCTGTTCGCAGTTCGAGGCCGGCTGCCAGCGCGCTTGGATGCCTCCATTTGTCAGCACGTCACAGCACCTCGCGGGGCACACAGTGCCAAGCCTGATATCTTCCGCCAGCTTCTCGTTCAATTGCTGGGCGATGTTCCGCGCATCGAGCTGTTCAGCCGCAGTGACGCAGCAGGCTGGGACCACTGGGGCAACGAGGCCCCCAGCAACTCCGTCGAGCTGCGCCCCGGCGTGGCCATCATCCCCGCGAACGACAACGAGCCAGCCATCTCCCCGCTTGCGGCTCTCACGGATGAGCTGACCTGGCTGGTGCGTCAGACGGATGGCGTTTGGCCGGAAGGTGACACCCTTATAGCCAAAAGCGACATTGACGGCATTGGTGTGGTGCTCTCGATGTCTGGAGAGGCTGAGCGCTTCACCGGATACCACTGGTTCACCAAGGATCAGTACCTGGAGCGCAAGGCGGAGCTGCAGAACAAGCTGGAGGTGCGCAGATGAGCGAGCTACCGCAAGTCGTCACCGTAACGCACCACGTCGCCCACAAGGAGCACAAGTGCTGTGAGTGCGGCGGCATCATAGCGCCCTTGGACGTCTACGAGCGCACCAAGGGCCAATGGGAAGTTAACTGTTCCATCTTCAAGGTCTGCGTGCCCTGCATTGAGGCTCGTGACTGGCTCATCAACGAAACGGAGTGGAAGCAGGTCTTCTTCACTGTGCCCGGGCTCGACTGGGAGTTTGGCAACCTGCGCCAGCACCTGATGGACTACGGCGCGAAGGGCGACCGCTCGAAGCACATGAACGCCTATCGCTACGTGGTGCGGATGAACTGGCGACGGCAGGATGCGTCGGACATGTTCCGCCTGACAGCAGGGAGTGGCCATGAGTGAATTTGTTGAAGTGAATACCGCCGAGCTTACCGGACAGGCGCTGGACTGGTGCGTGGAAGAAGCGGCCGTGCAAAACGAGGAAAAATTATCATGCGAAGAAGAGTGTTCTTTAACGGGAGCTATTACGCTGTCCAGGAACTTGTGCACGAGGGGTGGTTATGGGTCAAACCAAAGTGGTTTCACGACGTTGAAACCCAGCCAAATTTCAACACTGCTGAAGAAGCATTTGCGCACATGGACTTTCTTGATGCGAGAGACAAGGTCCCGGTCGGTCCGGTTACTCGAGGCTAAGCTGGGCGGCGTGGTGAAGATTCCTGCAGTGCTTGCGGAGGTGTCTAGATGAGCCTCCTCTACAAGCGCCAGCCCCTGGTCATCAGCCCACAGCTGGCCGTGCGCATCGGCCTCAACGAGGCGGTGGTGCTGCAGCAGATCTGCTACTGGCTGGAGGAAACGTCGGCCGGCGTCGAGCACGAGGGCCGGAAGTGGGTCTACAACACCATTGAGGAGTGGAACAAGCAGTTCCCGTTCTGGGCGCACGACACTGTGAAGCGCACGCTGACGTCGCTGAAAAAGAGCGGTTTACTGTCGGTGAAGCAGCTCAACAAGGCCCAGCACGACCGGACGAACTTCTACGCCATCAACTACGATTGCCCCTTGCTTCTCGATGAGTGCAATTTGCCCTCATCGAAGGGGGCAAAAACACCCTCATCGAGCAGGGCAGAAACACCCTCATCGAAGGGGGCAAAAAGCACTTTTCTTCATACAGAGATTACTACAGAGACTACTCCAGAGATTCTTCCCGTGGCCGAAAATTCGGCCCCGGCCCCGGGGGGTTCTGGTTTGCCTGCAGTGTTGCCAGAACAACAGGTGGAGCAGGAAGAAACCGCCTTCCAGGCGAAGTGCAAGGCCTGCTGGGTTGCCTACGGCACCGCCTACGCAGAACGGTACGGCACCCCGCCGATCCGCAATGCGAAGGTAAATGCCCAGGTCAAGCAGCTGGTGCAGCGACTGGGCGAGGAAGCGGCAGCGGTCGCCGACTTCTTCGTGAGGTCCATCAACGAGGCCTACGTGGTGCGCAACTGCCACGAGCTGGGTGCGCTAGTGGCCAAGGCAGAGGCCTACCGAACCCAGTGGGCCACTGGCCGCGCCATGACCGCAGGCCAGGCCCGCCAGATCGACAGCACCCAGACCAACGCGAACGCCGCCGACGAGGCCATCGCCATGCTGCGCGCCAAGCGTGAGAGGGAAAGAGGAGGTGAGCAGTGACAGATCAGGAGCAGGAGAGGGTGCTGCAGATGCTGGCAGCCACTGCCGAGGTGATGGGGGGTGAGCTGAAACCGGGTACTGCCCTGGTGATGCTCGAGGACCTGGCCGCTTATGACTTCCAGGCTGTGATGGTGGCGCTGACCCGGTGCCGCAGGGAGTTCTCCGGCAAGCTGACCCTGAAGATGATCCTCGAGCTGGTGGCCCCGGCTGGTGGATGGCTCTCGGCGAACGAAGCATGGTCCCTGGCCCTGCCAGCCGCTGACGAGCGCAACACCGTCGTGTGGACCAGGGAAGCCAGCAAGGCCTGGTCGGTGGCCCTGCCTCTCATGGAGGCAGGGGACAAGGTGGGGGCCCGCATGGCCTTCATCGCCGCCTACGAGCGCCACGTCTCCACCGCCAAGAGCGAAGGCAAGCAGCCGGCGCATGAAGTATCTGCCGGATGGGATGCTGGCGGCAGGGACCTGGCCATTCAGCAGGCGCAGATCGCCGGACTGTTGCCACCCCCGGCACCGGTGATGGCCTTGCCAGCCCCAACTACGGAGCAGCAGGCGGAGCTGGTGGGAAACCGGGCCAAGATCCAGGCCGGGCTGCAGGAGCTTGCCAACAAGATGCGTGCAGCCAACGAACCTGACCGCGTAGCAAGGGAGCAGCAGCGCGCCGAGCGAATGGAAAAAGCCAACGCCTATTTCGAGCAACAGGAAAGGGAAGGTCATTGACCGAAACCTACGACCAGATGCTCGCCCGTCACCGCGAAGAAGAGCGGATTGCGGCCGAGCAGCACAACATCCGCCTGCAGACCATGCGCGAGCGCCATTTCAGCGAGGTCATGCAGGTGGTAAACCCATCAATACGGACGAAACGAGATGAACGAACATACCGAACAGAAAACCCAGCTGACCGCCGGTGAAGCAGCAAACCTGGCCCACACTTCCCTGGCCACCCAGCTCGGGCACATCCAGAAGATGCCTGACGGACCGGCCAAGGCAGCCATCGGCAGTTTTGAGAGCCTGCTTACCGCCAACATGACCATGATCATCGAGGCATCAAACGGCATGGTTGATGAGCAGAACGCGCTGATTGACCTGCTGGAGGCTCGCGATCAGGAGCTGGAGTCGCAGACGCGGAAATCCATAGCGCTCACCGAGGAGTGCGCAGGCTATCAGCGCCAGCTTGCCCGCATGGTAGAGGGCCGCCGCGCCGACGAGGACAAGGTGCGCAAGATCGAGGCCGCCAGCGCCCAACTGGTGCATCAGCGCGATGCCCACAAGAAGGACGCAGACGAAGGTCGCCGCATCAAGTCAGAGCTGGACAAGGCCAAAGCCCGTATCAAGCGCATGGAGGAGGCCGCCATCAAGCGAGAAGCTGAGCACAACGAAGACAAGATGAAGCTGCAGCGCACCGAGTCTCTGCTGATGCGTGCCGCCCGTGGTGTGGTGCAGGCCAAGGATGCAATCACCCACACCCAGAACCAGATGATCCTGGAGGGGCTGCAGGCCGAGAAGATTATGGAGGTGGCCGGGATCCACTACTACCTGTACCGCCGCCCCTGCGTTGTGGCGCAGACGTTCAAGCCCACAGGCGATGAGGTGGTCAGTCGCGACCACATGTATATCTACCGGGTCGAAACGTCAGCAGGGTACCACTGGGACGCTGTGCCGCTGCAAAACGGCGACATCGGTACCGTCAAGCACAAGGCCATCCCCAAGGACGTCAAAAAGTACCTGTTCGAGCAGTACAGGGAGAGCGCCCTGTTTGACGTGGGCCAAGCTGTGTTGAAGGGGCCGGAGCTGACGGAAGGCATGGACAGCCTCACCACTGTGCTGGCAGAGCTGGAATCCATCGACCACAGCCTGACGCCGCTCAAGGTGAAAGACAGCCTGAAACAGACCAAGGCCCGCAAACTGCTGCGCGGCAAGGCTGCGTGAGCATCGTGCAGAAGGTGGCCGAGTGGATTGCCGCTCGGCCGGAAGGCGCCATCAGCGCGGATGTGGCCGCGGATGATGCGAAGCGTGGATAAAACAAAGGGCGCCAAGAGCGCCCTTTTTGTTTCCGCCTCGGCGGGTTATTGCCGGAGTCTTGCGGCCATCTCGATAATGGCCTGGTTGACGGCGGCCTCTTTCGATTTGCCGATTGATTTCACAGCGAGATCCAGGGCATCGGCGGCTTCTGCATTGAGCCAGACTATCGCTCTCACGTCGCCAGCCTCCCGTCGTTTCTCATAGTGGGCCTTGGTGTACCCCCGCTGCCGCTCCTTCTTGTCACTCACGCTCACCCCCTTGTTTTTCAGGGCGCCACACCTCGGTGCAGCGGCTGTAAAGGTCTGGCAGTTTTCGGCCTTCATCCTCGCAGTCTTGCCGCTCGGTGTAGACCGATCCGGTTACCACATACTCGTCACAGATATCAGCGTCAGGCGCGCAGCCTGCCACCAGGATCCAACCTACCAGGTGTGCAATCATCTCGCCTCCAAGTTACTGGAAAGCCAGCGCTTGATGGCCTTCTGGTTATTAAGCGCTACCGCGACCCGGGTGAAGTCCTTGGGGTGCTTCTTGGCAGCGCTGCCACCCACGAGATCCTTCCTCTTAGCCATTCGGAATACTCCTTGCGCCGGCGATAAGCTGCTCGGCCGCCTTCGCCATCAAGCGATTGCCGAGGCTCTTATCCTTGGCAACGGCATGGGCCAGATCCAGTGCATCGCCACTCCATTGGTCGCCGGCGACTCCCGCCCACCCGGGAAGCTTGTTTTCGTAGTCTGGAACATTGATGACGTGAGCCCCATTTTCCAGCGCCTCAATGACCTGATCCCGTTCTGCAATGCCGCGCTCCAGGCTAGCCAGGTACTGCGCTTTGGCCTCCAGCGCATGCCAGATGTCCAGCAGCGGGGTTCCGCTGGGGAGATTGAGCAGGGCGCAAGCTGCAGCGATGAATTTCTCCCGATCCCGGGCAGTGTCAGGGCTTTCGTTCCAGCGGGTGAACAGGTTGACAACCTCGCTGTGTAGAGACTCCAGTATGGTGATGTCTTCCGCAATGGCATCGGCCAGGGTGTCCACGGGCTCCCCGTCAACCTCTGGGATGAGCTGCAGCTCACCCAGCAGGCCATACAGGACCACCTCCCGCTCTGCCAGCTGGTCGCGCAGCCCCTCCGCCTCGTGGTTATCCTCCAGGATATCCTGGCGCACTTCCACGATAGGGCGCTCCAGCGCCACCAGCGCGTGGCGCATCAGGTGCAGGGCAGGGGCTGCATTGCCGTCCACGCTCTCCTTATCCCTCAAGAAGTCGCGCAGCTGTTTCACAAGCTCTTTCTGTTCCATATGCTCTCCGGTTGTGTTGTGGGGTGAAATCCTTTCGCTATCACCCCGGTGAATCGGGATAAAACGACGCAATATTTGCGTATTAAGGTGCTGGTTTCTCGGTGCTGAGTAGGCAGCACACGACGAACAGGGCCAGGGCAGTCATCACGCACCACCTCCCGGCTTGGGAGCAGCGGATAGCATGGCGGCCCATATGCGGCGGCGATTATCATGGTGAATGCACTTCTGCCCTTCGGCGTGCTCTTTACAGCCATCGGTAACAAGCATGGAGTAGTCAGGGTTCACCGGCACCAGCTGCCATCCTTCCGGTAAGACAGACATTGGCAGTTTGCCAGCCAGGGCGGCGTCGATGCGCTCCAGCTTACTGGTCCAGTTGGCAATGCCCTGCTCGTTCTTGCAGACAGTGCAGTTGTGCAGGTGGATCTCCGCACCCTCGCGCAGTTCCCGCAGCAGGTCCGCCATAACCCAGCACTGCGCGGTTGCATCCTTGAGCTGGGATGCCAGCTGGTCACGCTGCTCCTGCATCCTGGCGCAGGCGTCGATGGCAGCCTGTACGCGGTCCTCCGTGCTCACCAGCTCAACAGCCAGCTGATGAGGGCTCTTCTGTTCAAGCAGCTCAAATGCCCGGTCTGCAGCATCCTTCAATTCTTCTAGGCTTTTCATCTTTGCACATCCTCCTCTCGTTAAAATCTTTACTCTAAGATATTAATACTAAGACGACAGATCAGCAAGAAACGTCGGCCAGCAGTGGGCGGCCAGGCAATTCAGCCTGTCCGGGATAGTATTACAAAAATAACCTTGCAGGTTATAACCTTGTTGGTTATAGTTATCTCAAGAGGTGAGGCAAAGGTGCCAAGCCAAAATGGAGATAGAGAAAATGAACGCACAATCAATCATCGACGCAATCACATACAACATCCAAGGTAAAGCGGAGCTGGCCGACATCAAAAACACTCTCGAAGATGGCGAGGCGCTTGGCTACCTCGGCGTTGAGGATTGCGACCAGGAATTCGTGGAAGAGGCTCATAGCATTATCTGTGAGCGCATCGAGAATGGTGACATCTACCTATGACATCATCACAAATCAAGCAGGCCCGGCAGTCGCTGGGCCTTAGCCAAACAGAGATGTGCAAGGCGCTTAGGCTGACAAGCGTAATGACATACGCCAAGTGGGAGCAAGGTGCTAGCAAGCCAACATCCTCCGCAATAGCCTCTATCGAAATGCTGCTTTACATGAAGTCGCGTGGCGAACTTGATGGCTGGCTGCAGCTTACGGATGAGCTAAGCCGGAGTTGATATGGCACCACTATTCCAGCATCAGCGCCAGAACTACTTGGGGAAGTCCGGCTGTCGCCATCCCACACCACACCCCGCCAACAATTCCCAGTGCACTTTTGACCGAAATCAAGTCGTCAGCGAACCATTCATCGTATGAGCAATCCCTGAACTCCAACGCCGGGGCTGTATCCAGTCGGGCAATGCCGTGGATGCGATGCGCACCCCCTGGCAGGGGCGTCCGCTCCCATCTGATCAATTCCTTCGCCACCTCAGTCAGTGTTTGCATTTAGGAACCCTCGTTTCTAAAATCGCACCAGTTATGATCCGCGCTCTGTGTACGGCGCGATCCCCGGAGTCAATCCACTGAATGCGAAGCAGCTATGCAAAAAAAACAAGCAGACGCTAAAAAACCCAGCACTAAATCAGCTGCCAAGCCTCGCCCAAGCCGCACAAAGGCTGAAACTGGCCTCAATTTCGAGCAGCAGGCGTTCGTTGACGAATTGCTGTCAATGGAGCGTCGTGTCGCATGGAAGGCATACCAGCGCGTCTATCGCTGCACCAACAAAGCGGCCTGCGAAGCGGCAGCCTCCCGTCTGTTAAGCCTTGCTAAGGTGCAAAAGGCCATCGCAGCAGGCGAGGAGGCCCGCTTGCGCCGTGTCGAATACTCACAGGATCAGATGTTCAACCGCCTCTACACGATGCTGAGTGCTGACGTTGGGGAGATTGTGGAGCACAGGCGTGAGAACTGCCGCCACTGCCATGGCATCGACCACAAATACCAGTGGAAAGATGAGGCTGAACACGAGCGGATCTGCAAGGACGTCATCGCTGACGCGGCTGGCGGGCAGTACAATCTCCCGCCCACCGATGGCGGCTTTGGCTTTGACCCTCACGCCATGCCGCATGCTGACTGCCCAAACTGTGGCGGTGAAGGGTATGGGCGCACGCACATCCACGATACCCGCTTCCTCTCACCCGGGGCTAGCATGCTCTACGCTGGCGTGGAGGAGACGCAGCACGGGATCAAAGTTAAGCTGAATGACCAGCTGACCGTTGCCAGGCTGATGATGCAGCACATGGGGATGCTGGACCCGAAACTCACATTGAAGGGCGACAATCAGAACCCGCTTGTCGCCCTGCTGCAGAGCCTGCCAGGGAATACGCTCAAGCCCGTCGAGGACGATTAATGACGGGCTATCAGGCTGATGCTTTCGACAGTGCGCGCCATGTCTGGCCAGACCTTGTGGACGGAGAGCATGCCGGCGGCCAGCTCTACCGTTCTGCTGACTCTCTTATGGGGAGTCTCCCAATTCTGGTAGGTGCGCAGACTGACGCCCATCTCCTCCGCTGCAAGCTCTTGGGTCCATCCCATGCCAAGACGCCAAAGTTTCAGTTCAAATCCTTTCATTGCTCACCTCGCCATGTGCATGTTTTGCGTAATGGTATCGGGGAAATTCTATCACATTACGCAAGATTTGCGCATGGCGTGATGCCGGGAGGTGGCTTTGGCGGCTAATCCGGCATACCTCCAGGCATTGAACGCACCAGCAACTGCCGGGCGACTGCCTGCATTCCTAGACCCCGACGAGCCAGCCACGGTATCGGTGCCGGTGCCGCACGATTTCGTGCCATCTTCTGCTGCTGACTTGGCTGTGTGCCTGTCCGACCCCATGTGGCGCATCTGCTCTGGGGTGCTCTACAAAATCATGGTGAAGGGGGACGACAACGACGACAGCGATGATGCGCTGGTCGTGCCGTTCAAACCCAACCGGGCCCAGCGGCGCCTGCTCAAGCGCATGCACAGCCGCAACATCATCCTCAAGGCCCGTCAGCTCGGCTTCACCACGCTGATTTGTATCTTCTTCCTGGACTGCGCCCTGTTCCGCAAGAACATCCGGGCCGGCATCATCGCGCACGAGGAAGATGCGGCCAAGGCCATTTTCCGAGACAAGGTGAAGTTTGCCTATGAGCAACTGCCGCCAGCCCTGCGTGAGGTGATGCCGCTCAAGCGTGACGCCGCAGAAGAGCTGCTGTTTGCCCACAACAACAGCTCCATCCGCGTTTCTACCTCCATGCGTTCCGGCACCATGCATTACCTGCACATCTCCGAGTTTGGGAAGATATGCGCCAAGCGCCCTGACCGCGCCGAGGAGGTGGTTCGAGGCTCTATCCCTACCGTGCCTACCCACGGGGGCATGCTCTTCATTGAATCGACGGCGGAGGGGCGTAGCGGGCACTTCTACAACATGACCGACAAGGCCCAGAAGCTGGCCGACCTGGGGCGCCGGCTCACGCCCAAAGAATACCGCTTCCACTTCTTCCCCTGGTGGCAGGAGCCAAACTACCGGATGGACCCCGAAGGCGTGGCCATCAGCAGGGCAGACGATGAGTATTTCGAGAAGATTGAGGGGGTGATGGGGTGCCGCATCGACATCGAACAGCGAGCCTGGTGGGTGTCCACCCGGGATAACGACTTCTCCGGCGAAGAGGAATCCATGTGGCAGGAGTACCCATCCACCCCGGGTGAAGCCTTCCAGGTATCCAACAAGGGTTGCTACTATGCTGTCCAGATGGCCCTGGCCAGGAAGCAGAAGCGCATCGGCGCTGTACCGTTCGATCCCAGCGTGCCGGTCAACACCTTCTGGGATATCGGCAGCAGCGACGGCACGGCGATCTGGTTCCATCAGCAGGTGGGTGCACAGCATCGCTTCATCAATTTCGAGGAAGGATGGGGGGAACCCTACGCCCACTACGTCGGCAAGATGGATGCCTTCCAGCGCCAGACTGGTTGCATCTGGGGGCGCCACTACCTGCCACACGACGGGGCCCACGAGCGCCAGGGCGAGGTAAACAACAACAGCCCTCGCGTCATGCTGGAGAACCTGGGCCTGCGCAAGATCGAGATCGTCGAGCGCATACCCGAGATACAGCACGGCATATCCGCTACCCGTGATTTCCTATCATCCTGCTGGATCGATGAGGTCGGGTGCAAAGAGGGTATCGTTCACCTCGATAGCTACAAGAAGAAGTGGAACAATGTGCTGCAGTGCTGGATGGATGAACACCTGCACGACATCCACTCAGAAGCGGCAGATTCCTTCCGGCAGGCTGCCCAGACATTCGTGAACAACAGCAGCGGCGTAAGGCCCGGGGCCAGGCCAAAGAGGAGAAACCGCTCAGGAATGGCCGCTTAAACATTGGCTAAAGTGTTGCTAAAGCGGCAACATGTAGCGCATAAAGACAACAGGCGGTGATACCACATGACCCATTTCGATTTGGACCTGACACAATCGCACTTCGTCAAGACACGAGGCGACCTCACACTGTACGCCAGCTGGTATGGCGAACGGCTCAGGCCTTGCCTGGTAGTGCTGCCGACATTCGGCCATGCTGGCACGGCCGGTGTCCCCCTGGTTGTCGAGCTGGATTCTGCATTCCGCTGGAACCCTGATGACCACGACGTGAGCCCACGGGCTTCCGCTGCCCTGGTCATGCAGTTTCTGCAGGCCAACGGCATGGACTTCACCAACGGCGTCACTCACATGCGCGTGCTGTCTCTCATCCATGACCACCTGGGCGATCTGGTGATGATGCCGGTCAAGCCCCTGCAAACCGTCATTGTTGGTGATGCGTTCCGCACCAACACTGACACCGGCAAGGTCACCCACCAGGAGATTGTCAAACGTGTTTGACGTAGACCACAAAAGCACCGGCATGGACTTTGCCGAGGGACGGCTTGATAGCCGCGACCCCTATTCAAGGCTGGAGAAGGTTGCCGGCGAGAAGGAACAAGAGCAGCGTAACCCCCTCGATAGCCCGCAGATGGTGGAGCAGCATCGCCACCTGCTGGGCATCTATCAGGATGAGCTGGACCGCCAGTCAGAGAACCGGGTCGATATGGCGGTCGATGCCGACTTCTACGACAACATCCAGTGGCGAGAGGAGGATGCCAAGGAGCTGCGCGACCGGGGTCAGATGCCTCTGGTCTACAACGTCATCTCCACCGCCGTGAACTGGGTGCTCGGTACCGAGAAGCGCGGCCGCACCGATTACAAGATACTCCCCCGCCGCAAGGACGCTGCAAAGCCTGCCGAGCGCAAGACCCAGCTCATGAAATACCTGAGCGACGTCAACATGTCCCCCTTTCATCGCTCCAGTGCGTTCGAGGATGCGGTCAAAGTTGGCGTGGGCTGGATGGAAAGCGCCGTCCAGAGCGATGACGACGGCGAGCCAGTCACCATGCGCTACGAGAGCTGGCGCAACATGCTGTGGGATAGCGCCTGCAGTGCCAAGGATCTCTCTGACAGCCGTTATGTCATCCGCTCCAAGTGGCTCGACCTGGACATTGCCGAGGCGATTTTCCCTGACCGCTGTGGCACCCTGCGCGCCTCCGCATCTGGTAGCGCCTATTACTCCGGGCTGGACCAGCTGGGTGACGAGGCCATGGACAGTCAGGAGGACAGCCTCAACGGCTACACCTCGCAGATGGCCGTCGTGAACGGGCAGAAGCGCATGCGCGTGCGGGTGATAGAGATCTGGTACCGCAAGCCGAAGAAGGTCATGCGGATGGTGGGTGGCGACTTCACCGGCGAAGTGTATGACGAGAAGAACCCAGCCCCGGCCCACGTCGAGAGCATCCGCAACGGTGAGGGTGTGCCAGCCCTGCGCACAATGATGCGCATGCACGTCGCCCTGCTGTGTGATGTGGGGATGCTCTATCTGGATGAGAGCCCTTACCGCCACAACGATTTCCCATTCACCCCGATCTGGTGTTACCGCCGCAGCCGCGACGGGCTGCCCTACGGCATGATCCGGGGTATGCGCGACATCCAGGAGGACATCAACAAGCGGGCGTCCAAGGCCCTGTACATCCTATCCACCAATAAGGTGATCATGGATGAGGGCGCCGTGGACGACCTTGACGAGTTCCGTGACGAGGTGAGCCGCCCAGACGCCATACTGGTGAAGAAGAAGGGGCACGAGCTGACCATCAACGCCGAGCGCGAGCTGGCCCCGGCGCACCTGGACCTGATGAGCCGCTCTATCTCCATGATCCAGAGCCTGTCCGGCGTGACAGACGAAAACATGGGGCGCCAGACCAATGCCACCAGCGGACTGGCCATCGGTCGCCGTCAAGAGCAGGGCGCCATGGCCACCGCGGGGATCTTCGACAACCTGCGCTTTGCCGTTCAGCTGCATGGGCAGAAGGAGCTTTCCCTCATCGAGCAGTATTTCAGTGAGCAAAAGCAGTTCCGCATCACCAACATGCGCGGCACCCCCGAATACATCCAGGTGAATGACGGTCTGCCCGAGAACGACATCACCCGCAGCAAAGCCGACTTCATCATCAGCGATCAGGACTGGCGCGCCAGTGTCCGCCAGGCACAGACCGAAGAGCTGTTCGGTCTGCTGCAGCAGCTCGCACCAGTGGCGCCCCAGGTTGCCATGGTCATGCTCGACCTGATTGTCGAGGGCATGGACATCGCCAGCCGTGACGAGCTTGTGAAGCGGATCCGCCAGGTTACCGGTATGCGCGACCCTGACCAGGAAGAGCTGACGCCGGAAGAGCAGGCAGAGCAGGACGCCAAGGACCAGGCAGCAGCCCAGCAGCAGGAGCTGCAGATGCGGGCCGCCATGGCTGACATCAGCGCCAAGGAAGCCAAGGCAGCGCGTGACCAAGCAGAAATACAGAAGACGATGGCCACCGTGCGCCAGATCATGGCCTCACTGGCCGGCGAGAACATCGATACCCAGGCAAAAGCCATCGAGGCCGCGCTGATGGCGATCACTTCACCGGCCGCAATTCGGGTCGCTGATGGTATGCTACACGAGGCCGGCTATGTCTCCCGCACCGAAGAGGAGGACGTAGCAGCACAGACTGAGCAGGCCATGGCCGCCCAGCAAATGCAGCAGCAGGCTGCACAACAATCCCAACAACCAAACCAACCGCAGGCGTTAGGCCTGTAACAACGGAGAACTGACCATGACGGGCAACGTACCGGACTACTTGCAGGACGAATTCACCCAGGCGGAATGGGACAACCTGACTGACGCCGAGCGCGAAGGTATGCTGGGAGACGCTGACGAAGGTGATGAGCCCACGCAGGAGCAGCAACAGCAGCAGGATGAGCAAGACGCGCAACGTGAGGCTGATGCCATTGCCGCTGCCAAGGATACCCCTGCTGCCGCCACCGCAGAGGAACAGGCAGCAGCAAAAGCAGCACCCGCTGCCGAAGAGCCTCCGGTGCCGACCACTCCCCGCCCTCGCGGTGTCATCGATGCCACCCTGCCAGAAGACTACGACCAGCGCGTTTCCGCCAACGAGAAGGCCATGGCCGATCTGGACAAGGCCTACGACGACGGCGACATCTCCCATTCCGAATGGCGCGAACAACTGCGCAAGCTGGATCGCGAAAGTCGCGAGCTGGAGCGGATGAAGGACCGCGCAGAGCTGGCTCAGGAAAGCAGCCAGCAGGCTCTGATGGCTCACTGGCAGGGGCTGATCCAGCCATTCCTGGCGAAGCACCCAGAGCTGGGTGAGGATGATGTCTCCATGACTGGCTTTGACAGCTACCTCAAGCAGACCACCGCCCCGGTTATGCAGGCCGGCGGCACGCCTGGCCAGGCAGAGATCGACAAGGCCTATGGCCTGTGGTGCAAGCGCTTCAACTTCACCCCGGCCGGCGAGCAGCAGCAACAAGCACCCGCTGGCAAGAAGCCGATCACCGCACCTCCTACCCTGGGTGGACTGCCGGTATCCAACGGTAACTCCGTAGAGGACGGCCGTTGGGCTGCGCTCGACCGTCTCGAAGGTGTAGCGTTCGAGGAGGCCCTGGCCAAGCTGTCGCAGGCCGAAGTCGACGAATACTCCAAGCGGGCATAGGAGGCCGACCGTGATTAAACATGACCTCAAGCTCGGGGAAGAACTCTGGATCGGCGCCACTAAGATCAAGATGGTGCGCAAATCGGGGCAGGTCTGCGCGCTCATTATCGACGCGCCGGCCGATGTGGTGGTAAGGACCCCGAAGACGCAACGACGGGAAAAGGAGGCGCTGGCCCCGCAAGAGGCTGTTTAGTCACGGATCCAGTGTTTGCAATTCGACAACACTGGATTGATAATCACAACGTTTGAAAGTGCTGCGCATGACGTGCGGTCAATGACAACCCGCACGTTCGAGGACAAGCACTATGGGTCAAACTGTAATCCGCTTTGGTGACCCCAAAGCAGTCAAGGTCTGGTCTGGCCGCCTCTTCAATGAGACGGACAAGCAGGCCTACTTCACCAAGTTCGAAGGGAGTGGCGACAACAGCATCATTCAGCGCAAGACTGATATCGAATCCGCTGCTGGCGACCGGATCTCCTTCGACCTTTCCGTCAAACTACGTGGCAAGCCCACCTCCGGCGATGGTCGCATCAAGGGTAAAGAAGAACAGCTCAAGTTCTTCACCGATGAAGTGATCATTGACCAGCTGCGCCACGCCGTATCCGCTGGCGGTCGCATGACCCGCAAGCGCACCGAGCACGATCTGCGTACCGTGGCCAAGGACCGTCTGTCCGAATACTGGGCCAAGTACATGGATGAGCTGAAATTCATCTACCTCTCCGGCGCCCGCGGTATCAACGAGGACTTCTATGAAGATCTCGACTACACCGGCCACGCTGGCAACCCGCTGCGCGCCCCGGACAGTGGTCACCTGATGTTCGGCGGCTCTGCCACCAGCAAGGCTACCATGACCGCTGCCGACACCATGTCCCGCTCCCTGGTGGAACGTGCCGTCAACAAGGCCCGCATGATGCAGGCTCGCGATCCGAAGTCCACCAGCCTGGTGCCGGTCACTGTCGGTTCCGAGAAGCACTATGTGCTGCTGATGTCCCCGGACCAGGAAACCGATCTGCGCAACGAAACAGGCGAACGCGGCTGGCTCGAAGTGCAGAAGGCTGCTGCCGGTGCCGAGGGCAAGGCCAACCCCATCTTCCGTGGTGGTCTGGGCATGATCAACAACGTGGTGCTGCACTCCCACGAGTCCGCGATCCGCTTCAAGGACTACGGTGCAGGCTCCAACGTCTACGCCGGTCGCGCCCTGTTCATGGGTCGCCAGGCCGCTGTCATTGCCTACGGCAACGGTGGGGGTGGCATGCGCTTCAACTGGAAGGAGGAGACCGACGACTACGGCAACGAGCCGACTGTCGCAGCCGGTACCATCATCGGGATCACCAAGACCCGCTTCAACAACCGCGATTTCGGTGTGGTGTCCATCGACACTGCAGCGAAAGACCCGAACGCCGCATAAGGGGAAGGGCTCATGGCTATTGTGAAATCGCAACACGCGAAAGGTCTCAAGCAAACAATTCGTCCCCAGACCGCCGGTGCGGTCCACGTCACCCACTTCACCTACGATCTGGGCGTAGAGGGTGCGCTGGCTGCCGGCGACATCCTGGAGCTGGGGATCATCCCCCCTTACGCCCGCATCGACCAGGCCAAACTGGTGACCGAGGGCACGCTGACTGGCCTGACCGCCGATGTCGGCGTGATGACCGGTGAGGTGGGTGCAGATCTCAACCCAGACAGCTCCGCCCGCACCAGTGGCAACGAGTTCTTCGCTGCTGCCGATCTGACCGTTCGCCTGGCGTCCCTGTCCAAGGCTGACCCCCTGCTGCTCGCTCCCCAGGAGTATGCGCGCTCCATCGGGGTCAAGGTGTCCGGCGCAGTCTCTGCTGCAGCTGGCAAGCGCCTGCATCTGTTCCTGTACTACCACCAGTAACAGCGCACCGAAAAGGGAGGAATCGCCCTCCCTTTTTTCCATCTGACCCATGAAAGGGTGACCACATGAAGATTGAATCTCTCATCAAGCGCAAGGGCGGGTCCGTTGTCGAAATGGATGCTCCCAGCCGCACCTATCATTTCGCTCCTGTGAGCGGCAAGCATGAAGACCCGCACGTCGCAGATGTTGAGGAGCAGAGCCATATCCGTGCCCTGCTGCGCATCCGTGAAGGGTTCCGGGTGCTGGAGGGGGAAGCCCAGCAGGAAGACCCCGTGCATGATGACGACCTGCAGCTCGTCGGGTCGAACATCCATGCCGCCAGCTACAAAATCAAAGGCGGGGAAACCATCTCCCTCGATGAGCTGGTGTCGATGGCATTCCAGGATTCCGGCCTTGACCAGGACCAGTGGAACAACGCCAGCGACGAAGATCGCTACGGCTTCATTGATGCCACCCTGCTGGAGCTGCAGCTGGGTGAGCCTGAGCCTGAGCCGGTGAAGCAGCAAGAAGAGCCAGATGTCGAGCCTGCTGCTACTCAACAGACCGAAGAGCAGGCACCGCCGCCCGCGCAAGAACCTGCCGCCGAGCAGCAGGAGCTGGGCAGCATGTCCCGCGCCGATCTGTCTGATCTGTACCAGAAACGCTTTGGTCGCAAGCCGTCTACCCGCATGACCATTGCCGACATCGCCAACGCTCTGAGCGAAGAAGACTGACGGGGGTCGCATGAAAGCCAGTGAGATTATGTCGCGGGCATCCACCATCCTCCTCGATGATGACTACACCCGATGGACGATGACTGAGCTGGCCATGTGGCTGACAGACGCTTTGCGTGAAGTCGCCCTGGTGGTGCCGAAGGCTACCAGCAAAAACATCACCATCCCCCTCGTTGAGGGCACCAGGCAGCAGCTGCCGGCAAACTGTCAGCAGCTGCTGCGCGTCGTGCGCAACGTGGATGTGGAAGGGGATAACCTGGTGGGAAAGGGCGTCATCACCATCGTGCAGCGTGAAGGGCTCGATAGTCAGAACCCGAATTGGCACGACGGGCAGTATGTGCGCTTCCGGCCCTATGCCCGCCATTTTGTGTTCGATGAAACCGACCCGCTGACGTTCTACGTGTGGCCAGGCAACGACGGCACCGGCAACATCGAGGCCGTGGTGTCTGTCATCCCCGACGCCATCAAGCCAGTCACCGGCGGAGATCCAGATTTGCTGGAGTCCTACGACGTCCCGCTCGGGGTAATCGACGTCTACGCCAACGCCATCCTCGATTACACCCTGTATCGCGCCTACTGCAAGGATGCCCAGAATGCAGGGGCTGCCAATCGGGCAGGGCTCTTCTACCAGCAGTTCTCCCAGTCGCTCGGGATCCGGGCCAACGCAGAGCTGGTGAACAGCCCCAACTATAAACAGACCGGGAACATAGCCCAATGAGAGACTTCTATGAGCTGGCACCGCATGTGATGCCGTGGGCGCCTACCTGCCCTGAGCCTCTGATGATCCAATACCTGCGCGAGGCAACCATTGAGTTTTGCCGGCGCACCCGCAGCTGGCGCACCGAGGAGATCTACAAGATCACCGCCCCAGAGCAGGACATCCAGCTGGTGACCTGCTGCGATTCCATCGTTCATGAGATAGAGCGGGTGCGGTACCGCGAAGACAGCGCGTCCATCTGGCAGCAGCCGCTCAAGCCCATCACTTTCGAGGAGGCTGACGACTGGCAGGGCGGAGAGGCAACCCCGGTCTACTTCACCCAGCGCATCGCCAACACCCTGCGCGTCGTGCCGTTCACCACCGGTGAGATCAAGGTGGCGATGTTCCTCAAGCCTGACCAGCAGGCACAGACCATCCCCGACTACATCGCCGAGCAGTATCCCCAGGTGATCGCCGCCGGCGCCCTGGCCAAGCTCCTGATGCTCCCCGGCTACGACTTCGCAGAGCCGAACCAGGCCATGATGTACCAGGCCATGTTCGACGAGGCCTGCGACCGACATTTCCGCGACAACACGAGAGGACAGCAGCGTGCCCGAACCCGCACAACTCCCCGTTTCCTCTGAGCGCGTGCACGGCTCCCCCATCACTGCCGCCCCTCAGAACCCTCAACGGCGCATGATGGCGCCCTCTGACAACAGGGATATCCGCTGATGCTGGAATACTTCTGCAAGGCAGGGCGTGAATCGCTCGACTACACCGTCGATTTCTACCGCTTCCTCGTCGGCCGTGAAGCGATCACCGCTGCGAGCGCCATCATCACGGCGCCGACGGTTACCGATCCCGATGCAACCCTGACCATCACTCGGGTCGGCTACACCAAGAACCAGGTGGCCGTGTGGGTGACCGGTGGTGAGAACGGGGTCCAATACACCATCACCATCACCATCGACACCGACAAAGGCCGCCGCAAAGAGCAGTCCTTCCTGCTCCAGACAATCGGCGACGGGCTGCCCGTGCCCATCATCGACATTGCCGCCACCACAGCGACCATCGGCTTTCAGCAATAAGGACTTTCTATGACTACCGGATCAGTGCTCGCGCAGTTCACCATCACCCTCAGCCAAGCAGTCAGCGAGCAGGTTGCTGTCGAATGGCATACCGCAGACGGCACCGCCCTGGCTGGCGTCGATTACGCCGCTGCAAAAGGCACCGTGCTATTTGCCCCTGGTCAGACAGCCAAGACCGTGGACATCCTCGTGCACGGCCGCGCCGTTGGCAGCGAAGACCGCTCATTCTTTGTCGAGATGCTGCCCCCCACCAACGCCATCCTCGGCGCATCCATCGGTGAGTGCATCATTCATGTGGACACCACCGGCAGCACTCCGGTCACGCAGATCATTGTCCCCACCGGCCCCCAGGGTCTGCAGGGTGATAGCGCCTACCAAGCCTGGCTGGACCTCGGTAACACCGGCACGGAAGAGGATTTCATCAACTCGCTCAAGCCCTCGGCAGAAGAGATCGCCGAAGAGGTTGCCCCACTCATTGATGTGGGTGACACCGTACTTACAGCGGAAGGCACTGAGGGGCTGAGCAAGCCCGACGCAACCACTGTGAAAGCGGTGGCGCGCCGCGTGGCTTACGTGGGTGCAGCTAGGATCGCCACTGTGGTGCTGGCGGATGGTGACAACCTCATAGCTCAGTCCGACCTGGCCGGCGATACCGTAGATATGGGAAGCGTTGGGCTCTATCCGCGCATCATGCGCGGAGCTAGCGTGCTCAGTCCTCAGTGGAGTGTCGCAGCTGATGGCCGACTTCTGATCAAGAATGCGGTGGCTGGTGATGTGCTCTATGTCTGCCAGTATGACATTGCATCAGGCCAAGCGGTCACTCGCCTAGCGTTTGAAGCCCTGCGCCGGTCATATGCCGAGGCCGGGTATAACCTTATTGGCAGGTTCAGTAATACTGGTCTGCCCGTCAACTCAGTCACTGACGTGGTGCTGTGGGAGCCGACTGGGGTTGCCTATGCGTATAGCGGGACGCTACCACACACTCTCACTGCCGTAGAAACGCCGGTTAGCAATCCGTTGTGGGTAAGTCGGGATAGTAATCTACTCAAGCATGTTTTTGATGGATTGGTACCGTATGGTCCAACTGACCCCGTAGACTGGTACTATGGTGGGCCGCAGATCAGACGACGCCTCGTATCAACCGAAGATATTAATATATTCATTGATCCAGCTAGCGGTAGTGATAGCGCGAGCGGATTGCAAAGTGCGCCAATAAAAACACTAAAGGAGGCAATTCAGCGGCTTCCTCAACAGATCTACCACAAGATAAGAGTGTATTTACTCGATGGGACATACCCTGCCGATGACTGCTTGAGGCTGTTCAACTATTACGTGACGGCGAGGGGCCGCGCCGGGCTGCGCTTTGTGGGACACATCGCACGCCTTGACGGTGAAACACATCCTATCTACACAGATACAAATCCTGATGCAGTTGTTGTGCTGGGGTTTGAGCATATGTCCTCCAGCATTAGAGGGACCGAAGAGCTTTATTTCGCAGGCATTACTTTCAAAAATGGCTGGTATGAAGGCTACGATTCCTACTCTTTGTTTGTGAATTGCAAGTTCACAGGCGGCCATCGCAGTCCCGGCTATAACTCGTATCACGCCATCAGCGGTCACTCCTGCCAGATGGACTTTATCAACTGCGATTTCTCTGATCTGGCCCAGATAGGCACTCTTACAAACTTCGCTAACGCAACTTTTGAGAAATGTACCCTGAACGGTCTGCATATGACATCAGACGCTGCTAACCCTGGCCGACCGTTTGCATGCTCTAACCGTTCTACAGTTTATGTCCGAAACAGTCCTCAACTTCTGCAAACAGGGCCGGGCGGAAAATCAATCACGACGACAGGTGGGCACATATTTGATTTCCTGTTTAGTCCAATGGGGTATAACGCGCTCCGCAGAAGCACTCCAGATAGGGATGAATCCTTATACCTGCTAGGCCACGACGGAGGTGCGCTTGGCAGTGGGCGGGGCGCAGGGGTTGAACTTAACGGGGTAAATCACCCAACTAACCCAGGCCGCGCCTCGGTAGAATTTACCGGTTCAAGCGTCAATTCAAAATTCCGTGTAGTACACGACTCCGGTGGAGCGCCGGTCGAAGTATTTGCGGCAAACAGGTTCGGCGAGGCCACCGCAAAGGCCAACTTGATTTTCTCAAGCCAGGCGCGAGGTGCATCGACTTATCTGCAAGACGGGCAGGCGACCTTATACACAAACCCGACAAGTGGAGATGTTTTTATCGTCAGTAAGTTAGGTGGGGTGATGAAATACGTCAGGGTGTTGGAGTTCGCTACTGCCCCGATACTTCCTTGATCGGAGTGATATGTAATCATTGCTGTCGGCATTGAGTTGATGGCCCAGGCCGAGGCGACGGGAACGCAGCTCCGCACCAGCGGGGCGGTTAACTATGATTAATAAATGAGGGGTGTGAATTGCAGGTCAATATATGGCTTACCACGGCGGCCCGTGAAGAGGTTTACGTTAACTGGCACACCCTTGACGACACAGCGATGGCGGGGGTGGACTAAACCCCAGCATCGGGGGTGTTGCAGTTTAAGAAAGGCGAGGCAAGCAAGGCTGTCGATATTGAGTTGCTGGCCCGCACTACCAGCAATCCACGGCAGTTCTATATAGAGCTGAGTGACCCGGTGAATGCCCGGATATCTGACGGCATTGGTGAATGCAGGCTGATCCCGGTTAGCGCCAATGGCCCCCTCGTTAAGGCTGGACTGGTGACGAACGCCTATGACCGCCAGAACGGCCGGGGCAACTACTTCCACTTCAATGCCGGCACCTCCGAGGGGCAGTCAATCGGCATTGAGGGTTCGCTCCGGGCGGCCAGGGTTCTGCTGACTGGTGATGAGGCGGAGAAGGCCGCAGCGGACTGGTACCGACTGCTCGGGGTAGGCTTATTGAACGCTATTGGAGCAGGATCAAGACAAGGCCCGATACTGCGCCAGCCTTTTCCCACCAGTCCTGACACTATCACGCTGCTTCATTGGCTGTTTGCCGCCAAGGGCGATGTGCCAGGGCAGGCGGCCAACTACGACTATATCGGTGTGGTTGAGAGCGGAAAGATAAGGATCCCGCGCGCGGACATCTACAACGTCTGGCAGATCTACCAGACTGACGCCTACCTGCTCTATCCAAGCCCTCATAGTCCGGCATTTGACGCCAGTGGTAATGATGTGTCGGTGATCATCGCTGACTGGAAAGTGGAGGGCGGCGCGACTGTTATCACCATCCCGCCAGGCGCCCCGGTGAAGTCCCAGTGGAAGGTGGTTTTTGGGTTCTACACGGGAACCATACCGCAAGGACAGGCTTTCGAGGCTTATCCGTACTGGACACCCATCCCGGACGGTTATGCCGCTTGCGCCCCGGATACCTTCCGCTGGTTCGATATTGCCCTCACTGAGGCGATGAAGGTCATTGCCGATGCAAAGTGGCCATCACTGCGCGCTGCCCTGCGAAAATCTGGGGTGCGGGGTCAGGCTATCACCGACCTTCGCGAAGTGCTGAAGCCCCTGCCAGGGCTGCCGGTGTTTCCCGTCACGGGCGCGCCTGATGGCATGTACTGCTACTCGACACACGAGAAAGCGATAGGAGGGAAGGGTGGGGCAGGCCAGAATTTCTGGTCGCGAGACGCGGCAGGTAACATCAAAGGCGTGGTGCCGACCGCTACCCCTATGTCACAAACACAGATAGGGCGTGGGTTTAACGACCAATGGCGGGAGGCTGCCAGCTACCAGGACGCCGATGGCTACCTATGGCTATCTCTTAGCATTTCGCAATTGCTGAGCGGCGGTGACATATGGGTTTACGTCTCAAGCACCAAGAACAACGACGCAACCAAGCGCTGGTATGCCGATCTGAAAACCATCACGGGCTGGGCTGGCGTGGTCACCGCGCATAATGCTGGGCAACTGGTGAACTTCTGCATCCCCCGCACGGCATTCAAGCGCAAGGACAGTGACAACGCCGAGCTGCCGGCAGGGACGCTGTTCGAAAACTTCGGTGTCAACATCGAGCACCCTGGCGGCTACACAGTCGTGATCGGCAATATGCGCATGGTCAAGGACGCAACTGTAGAGGCCCGCGCCGGCTCTAAGATGCCCTATTTCCCAGGATCCATGCCGTTCGCCATCAACGCAGATACCATCGCCCAACAGTTCGTTGGCTGGAATGGCTCACCCTTCCACGGCTACCAACTACCTGATCACTGGTTCGTGCTCGGCGCTGAGGCGGATGCAGTTCACCCAGGTCTGCAACCTGCTGATCTCATTGTTGCGGATCCGACAACGGGTGTACTGTTCGCTCCCATTACCGGCACGGCCGTTGACGGATATTCGAAGCCGAAAGCGGCGATGCTGATGGAACAGCAGCTCTACTTCCTCAAGCACGCACAGCAGCGCTGGCAGCTCGATGGCGGAGCGTTTGGCCCGTTCGCTCACACCTTTGTGCTCAACACACCAGCCAGGGCATCCATGGGTAATCCGACGCCGCACACATGGGTCTACACCAACGACGATCCAAACACGCGCTGGGCTGGGTACCAGGTGCGGGTGGTGGAAAGCCTTGCCCGCCTGACGTGGATCACCCGCTTCGGCGCCGGGTATAAAACAGCTAGTAATATGGCGGGGCAGATGGCTGCTGATTGGCTGGCCTGGCTGAATACAACCTGGCCTGACCTGATCGGCACGGTTCGCGGAATGCCTACCGATTTCCATGACCCTCGCATCAGCGCACCCACAACCGAGTACGAAGAGCCACACACTGCGGCCGTAGTGCTGAGGGCATGCTTGTGGATGAAGCTGTCAGGCTTTGGCAGCCCAGCCACTCTCGACGCGCTCATCCTGCACTGCTGGGAATACATCGAGTCGCTTTGGGTGACTCAGGGGCCAATGCGCTACACCTGGTCACCTAAACCCGATGCCGGTGAGTGGTTCGGCTTCTGGCACTTCGAGATCTTCACATCGATTTCCGTTATGCTGGACGAGGGCAGCGGCGTCCGCCCACCAGCCATCACTGAGGCAATCCTGCGTGACCGACTGCGCCTCACCGCTCGATGGCTACAAGATACGGGAGTTGAATGATGGGTCTGAAACTGAAAAACAATGCGACCAGTAGCCTGGCGGCGTCACTCGCTGCCGGAGAAACCCTGGTGAGTGTGCTGGCAGGCCATGGTACGCGCTTTCCGGCGCTCAATACCGGCGACTGGTACCCCGCTGCAGTGCAGGATACGGCCGGCTCCATCGAATATATGCGTGTCACTGCTCGGGCTGGCGATGTCATGACCGTGATCCGTGGGCAGGAAAACTCTGTCGCGCTGGATTTTGAGGCGGGTGATGTGATCTTCCTGCCGCTGGCTGTTGCAGCAATGGATGCCCTGGGTGTGATCGATGGCGATGTGGCTGTATCCGTCGATGACGCTACGGTGACCGCATGATCCTAAAGCTGACCGGGTTCATGGGGGAGTCTCCCCGCACCATTCCCCGCCTGCTGCCGGACACCATGGCGCAGGAGGCCTACAACACCAAGCTGGAGAACGGGGCACTCAAACCGATCCATCATGGCAGGCTTGACGCCAGGCTCGATGCGCCAGCAAAGACCATCTTCCGGCACAAGGACGCATGGCTGGAATGGGATGCAGCCGTTGATGTGGTGCAGGGCCCGGTGGCCGACGACCGCATCTACTTCACCGGCGACGGGGTGCCCAAGATCCTGTTTGGGGGCGAGACAATGGAGTTGGCCGTGCCTGCTCCTACAGCCAAGCTCACCGCATCGATCAGCGGCACGCCGGATCCCGATCTCTCTTCCACCATCCTCTACACCTACACCCATGTGACGAGCCTGGGGGAGGAGTCAGAGCCGGCCCCGGTCAGTGATGGCCTGCTGTGGAGTGAAGGGATAGCAGTCACCCTGCGCGGCTTCGGGTCCACCCCGCCAAACCGTCGCATCACCAAGCAGCGGATCTACCGTTCGCAGACATCATCGACCGGGAATACCCAGTTCTACTTCATTGCCGAGCGCGATGCGGGGGCTGGTGACTTCTTTGATGATGGCCTGGCTATCGTCGAGGAGCTGTCCACCAGCGACTTCAACCCGCCCCCGGAAGGGCTGCAGGGACTGACCGCACTCGCCAACGGTATGATCGCCGGGTTTGACGGCAAGCGCCTGTACTTCTGCGAGCCATACTACCCGCACGCCTGGCCAGAAAAATACGTCCTGACCTGTGACTATGAGATCGTGGCGCTGGGCTCGTTCGGTAGCTCTATCGCAATCCTCACAACGGGCATGCCCTACATCGCCTCCGGCACGGCGCCGGAGAACATGGTCATGGAAAAGATCGAGGTGAACTTGCCGTGCATCTCTGCCCGCGGCGTGGTGGATCTGGGCTATGCGGTTGCCTACCCATCCCACCAGGGGCTGGTATCTGTCAGCAGTAGCGGGGCAAGCCTGGTCACGCTGGGCCTGCTGACCCGGGATCAGTGGTTGCAGATGAACCCATATTCGTTCGTGGCTGGCCAGTATTCCGGGCGCTGGATGGCGTCCTACGCCTACACCGACGAGGGCGGCAGCGAGAAGCGCGGGATCATCATCATTGACCTGACCGGGGAAAGCTCATTCCTCATTCGCAGCACCGACTTTGCCGACGCCATGCACTACGACATTCAGTCCGGTGCGCTCTACGTGCTCAAGGCAGGCACCGACATCTACGAGTGGGACAGCCTGGCCCAGCCTTACGGGGAGCAGCGCTGGCGGTCCAAGCGGTTCGTCATCCCGAGCGAAATCAACTTCGGCGCCCTGCTGGTGGAGGGGGATGATGTCACAACCCCGGCCCAGAAGAAGACTATGCAGGAAAAGGCAGCTACCATCATGGCGGCAAATCGCGCCCTGATTGATGCTGGCAATGCGGGCGGGGCTATAGGTAGTTCTGCCATCGGTGTCACGCCGTTCGGTGGCAGCCTGCTGGATGCTGTCAACAATGACCCAGCATCGCTGGCGGTCACCATCTACGCCGACGGGCGACCAGTGTTCACCACCTCCAAGCTCAACAAAGTCGTGCGGCTGCCGGGCGGCTTCGTGGCCCGCACCTGGGAAATCGAAGTGCGGGGCAACATCCAGGTGTCGCAGATCACCATGGCGACATCTGCCTCTGAAATGGCGGAGGGTCAGTGATGTCTGGGATCGGAACTCGCGGCGGCATTGGTGGGGGCATCCTCGCCGAGAAGGTGGAAATCCTCTGGGGTGATCGGGGCAATCCTCGCCAGCATGCCCTGCGAAAGGGTGAGCTGGTGGATGTGCAGCGCATCATCGAGGAGACAAGGAAATCACTGGTCGATCTCAGGAAATCGCTGGAGCTGGTGAAGGACGATATCGACGCCCTGAATGCCGCAGTTGATGGCATCGAGTTAAAGCTGGTTGGTGTGCAGGACAGGATTGATGCCGCAGAAAGCGCGCTCACTGCGCTGGAGGGCACGATAGCCATAATTGATGGCCGCCTCACCTCTATCGACACCAATATCCTCGGACTTCAAACAGAGGTGTCTCATCTCCAGGCGGATGTGACAGCGCTGCAAGGGAGTGTGAGCGGGGTAACAACTGACCTCGCATTCCTGACCAGTACGGTAACCTCGCTGCAGGGTGACGTCACAGCTGTTCAAGGTGACATCTCTGAACTGACCTCGCAGCTTGGCGACCTGCAGGTTGATGTGAATGCCATCGCATCCGATGTGGATGCACTCCAGGACGACGCCCTCTCGCGGTATGCCGTGCAGTCAAACCCAGGGGCCAATCCGTTCTATCCTGGGTTTGAGGCGATCCCTCTCTACACCAACGGGGAACTCACCGGCGGCATCACGCTCACCGACAGCAAGATATTCACCGTGCCCGTGGCGGGGGTCTACCTGTTTGAGGTGGAGGTGCGCTTCAATGGCGGAGCAACTGACCACCCCCCGATAGGGACTCCCTTTGCCATCAGCACCGACACGACGACAGCCCCAACCGTGCCGCGGCCCGGGTTCAGCGTGTCGGATGTGGTCAGGGCAATGACCATCACCCGCCTTGTGTGCACCGAGCGCCTTGCGGCTGGCGCCCAGCGCGTGGCCTATATCCTCAACCAGGGCGCCGGGGAATATCAGGCCGCATCGGCAGTGGTGAAGATAACCAGATTATCCGCATAGCCTGCCTGTTTAATCGCTGCCGTTTTATCTATGATGATGCTGAAACGACAACAGGGCGGACGGACTGTGAACAGCATTGTCTACGGCGAGGACGAGCGGCTGCTTGAATGGGCGTGTGGCATCATCCACTTCACGCCCAGGGCTGACGCCACGGCCATCGGCTGGGAGGAGAATGGCATCCTGCGGGCGGTCACCATCTATGACGGTTTCTCGCAGTGCGATTGCAACATGCACATCGCCAGCGACGGCACCGGTCACTGGCTGCGCCGCGCCTTCCTGAAAGCATCCTTCGGGCACCCCTTCCTGCAGTGGAACATGCGCCGGGTCACCGGCCTGGTCCCCGCCAAGAATGCCGCTGCTCTGCGGTTCGACCTGCATTTGGGGTTCAAACAGGAGGGCTTGATCCGTCATGCCCTCCCCGATGACGACATCATTGTACTGGGTATGCTGCGCGAGGACTGCCGGTGGATCCAATCTCACTACCGGAGATAGACCTATGCAAAACCATATCGAGCTGATCCTCGTCATGCTCGCCATCATGGCCCTGACCTGGCGGGGTGACTGGCTGGCGCACGCCCTGGCCTGGGTGAATGACCCCCCCGAACAGAAGAAGGACGACGAGCCTCCAGCCTGGGCCAGCCTGCTGATGTTCAAGAAGGGGGGCGGCAGTGCCCCTAGCCCTGACCCCGCTATCGGTCAGGCCGCCCTCAAGGAGGCGCAGCTGGGCGAGGAGTGGCTCAATTTCAGCAAAGAGCAGTTCGCCATCTCCCACGACCGGCAGAAGGAGCAGGACAAGCTCGCCACCGAGGTGACCAAGAACCAGCTCGACGCCGCCAAGCAGGCGCAGGGATGGGCCACCCAAGACCGCGAGCGCTACCAGAACACCTATGTTCCCCTCGAAAACGAGTTCATCGACAAGGCCAATAATTGGGACAGTGCAGAGCGCCAGGCCACTCTCGCCAGTGAGGCGAAAGCTGACGTTCTGACTAACGCCTCCAAGCAGCGCGGCGCAACTCAGCGCCAGATGGCGGGCATGGGGGTATCACCGACTAGCGGGCGATATGCCGGTGTTGACCGCGCGCAAGAAAGCGCCACCGCTCTTGCTGCCGCTGGCGCAGAGAACAATGCCCGCAACACGGTGCGCAATCAGGCCGTGGACATGAAGGCCAACGCCATCAACATGGGCAAGGGCATGGCCGTGAACCCGGCCACAAGCCTGGGGCTCGGCGTCAACTCTGGCAGCGCAGCTTACGGCACTACTGCCGCCAACAATCAGCAGTCCGCTGGCAACACCGCTATCGTGGGACAGGGCATCCAGGGGGCAATGAACGGTTACAACAGCCAGGCAGGGATCCTGAACCAGCAATATCAGGGCCAGCTCAGTGCCTGGCAGGCAAATCAACAAGCGGCCGGCGGCCTGTTCTCTGGCCTCGGCTCACTCGCAGGTATGGGGATGGTGGCATTCTGATGAAAGACGAACTGATTAAGGCCCTTGGTGGCCACGAGCGCATTGCCCTGCAGGTGTCGGGCGGCCGGGACTCCCTGGCGTGCTTCTACCTGCTCAAGGATGCGGGCCTGCTGGACAAGGTGACCGTCTACTGGGTCAACACCGGTGATGCGTTCCCAGAAACGCTGGAGATCATGGAGCTAGTGCAGGACATGGCCCCGCACTTTGTCGAGATCGCCGGCAACCAGCCCCAGGTGGTGGCGCAGTTCGGCATGCCGACCGACATATTGCCGCGCAGCTGCACCCCAATCGGCCTGATGTGTGGCCAGGGTGATGTGCGCATGCAGGACTCTTACTCCTGCTGTGGTCGGGCGCGCATGGGGCCGCTGCACGAGCGCATGCTGGCGGACGGGGTGACCCTCATCATTCGCGGTCAGCGCGAGGGAGACAGTCACAAGGCGCCTGTCAAATCCGGTGACTGGGAGCTGGGCATTCAGTACCTGTTCCCTGTCGAGCAGTGGAGTGATGAAGACGTGGATGGCTACTTGACCAAGGTCGGCGCCCCGCGCCACCCCTGTTACGACTTCATGACCAGCGCACCGGACTGCATGAGCTGCTCGGGCTGGTGGAGCGAGAAGCGGGCCCCGTACCTCAAGGCCTGCCACCCGGAAGCCCACGACGAGTATCAGCGGCGACTGGACCTGATCCGGGACAACACCGCGCTACTGATTGCGCAGTTCAACATCGAATGCGGGGGTGAATGATGGCAGGCATTGGCACTGGTTTCGGCGCGTTCGCCGATGGGCTCTCCTCTGGCTACATGATGGGCACTCAATTCAAAGCCGGGATGGAGCAGGGGGAACAGAAGGAGCAGGACAAGAACGTCGGCACCGGCGTCCAGCAGTATGCCGACAACCACGACGTCCTGGGCCTGCCTGACTTCATGCGCGGCTCTGGTCAGCCCGATCCCATGATGCAGGGGGCATCGAAGGCTATTGAGGCTGTCGCCACCGGCAACAAGTCAGTTGCCCCATGGGCGGCGCTGGCATCCATCATCAGCAACAGCAAGATCTAAGGGGCAACACATGAGCAATTTCGGCATCGGATTGGGCTCGTTCCTGTCCGGCTTTACCCAGGGCGCCGGCGCGGCGCAGAGCCTCAAGCGCGGCATGCAGCAAGAGAAGCTGACCGACATGCAGATCAAGAACCTGGAGGACCAGCAAGCGGCGACCCAGGGAGCCCGCGATCTATCTGCGCAGGGGGTGAAGGACGCAACTGCCAACACCGACGGCCAGATCGATAACGTCATAGGGTACTACATGCAGAACGTGGTACCCAAGCTGCAGCAGCACTGGCTTGCCAACGGCGATGTGGAGAAGGCCAACGCCTTCGGAGAGTGGACGCGCAATCAGAATGTGCAGCAGGGCATGAAGTATGCTGCCGGCATGATTAGGGCTGCTCATCTTGGTGATGCTGAGGGAGCGATGAACTATCTGGTGAAGGCGTACAACCAGCCAGACTACTTTGATGATGGGCAGAGCGCAGTGGGAGCCAAGATCCGCCGGGACGACAAGGGCAACGCCGCGGGCATGGACATCACCCTGCGCAATGACCGAACCGGCGAGGAAACCACTCACACCTTCAACAGCATGAATGAGGTCTACCAGCTCGCCATGCAGTTCGGTTCACCAGAACAGGTGTTCAAGTCCGGCATGGAGCAGCTGCAGGCAGGCCAGAAGGCCGCAGCGGATGCCGCGAAGGAAAAGCGCGACTGGGATCGCAAGCTGACCGAGAAGGAAATCGACCAGGGTTACAAGCTGGAAGGTCAGACCAACGAGAGCCAGCTCCGCAGCGCTGAGAAGGCAGAAGAGGCCCGCAACGGTACCGGCAACCGGAAGATTACCGACGCCAAGGCCACCATCGCATTCCTGAAAGAAAATGGCGCGAGCGACGAGTACATCAAATCCAATATGGCGGGTATACTCGGCATCGAGAACCGCAGTCGCCCCATCTCTTCCCGCATCGACGACTACATCAAGATGCGCACGGACAGCGACCGCAAGTTCAGCAAGATGACCCTCGACGCGCAGATTAAAGAGGCACAGGCCTACATCTCAGCCGTTGATCGCCAGACATCCAGTGAGCAGGGCGTAGGCGTCCCGCAGGAGCAGCAGCCGCAACAACAGGGCGGGCTCCCCTTCCTGGACACCAAAACCGGTCAAATCATTTACCGATAAGGACATAACGTGGCAAAAAACTCACTCCCATCGCCCCTTGAGTCTGCGCTGGCGAACGCCCCGACCTTCGGCCTGCCCGAGTCCTTCAAGCAGGCAGCGCCGCAACAGCAAGCGTCCTTTACCCCGGGCGAGGTGCCTTTCCAGCCCTACTTTAATGCCGCCTCCAGCAAGTATGGCGTCCCCGTCAACGTGCTGATGGCGCTGGCGCAACAGGAGTCGAGTTTCAACCCCACCGCCGTGGGGCAGCCCACCAAGTACGGCCGCGCCAAGGGCCTGATGCAGTACATCCCATCCACGGCCCAGGCTATGGGCATCAACCCCTATGATCCGGTGCAGTCCATCGACGCCGCCGCCAAGCAGCTGAAAACCCGCCTTGACCAGGGCTACACCATGCAGGAAGCGATCTCCGCCCACTTCGGTGGGGATGACCGCAAGCAGTGGGGGCCAAAGACCCGTGCCTATGGCATGGAGGTGCTCGACAAGGCGCAGCGCTTCTTGGATGGCACTGGCGGCAACATCGCCCAGCCGCAGGGACAGCAGCCTATCACCGAGGGTCTCCCCACTTCCCAAGCTGTCACCAGCCCAGACCTGAGCGCGCTCAAGGAACGCGGCACCCAGATTGACACCATGCTGGCCCAGCTGAACCAGGACGAGCCGGATCGCTATCGCGCCCTGACTCAGGAAGAGGTTGCACAGCTCCAGCAGCAACAGCCGAACCAGCAGCCCGCACAACAGCAGCAACAGCAACTCACAGCCGACACCCCGGAAATGCCAACGCTCGACTACAGCGATGCGAATGCAACACAGGCCGAGGCCAAGGGGATCGCCGACAAGGCGCTTGATGCGGTGAAGGACGCCGGCACCCTGCTCACCTCTGGCGTGAATACCGCCGCCAAGGATGTGCAGGAGCTGGTTGGCAAGATCCCGTACATCGGCCAGCCCATCGTCAAGGCGGCTGACCGCTTCGACCGCTGGGCGAATGGCAAGGGTAGCGAGGAGATCTTCAAGGAGTGGGATAAGGACACCGAGAAGTCGCTCTCTCCCGAGATGCTGCAGGCCCGCAAGAAGGCATGGGTGATCGAACCGGGCGACGACAACGGCGACGGCACCAAGGCCACCGGCTACAGCTTTGGCCCTGCCTGGTCCGATCCCCGCGCCTATGCTTCCGGCATTCTGGAATCGCTGCCGGAGATGGCGATCACCATGGGCGGCTCAGGTCGCCTTGCCTCCATGGCCTACAAGCGGGCGCTGGCCAAGGGCGCAACCCGTGAAGCTGCCGCCAAGACAGCAGCGAAGACCGCCATGTTTGCCGGCGGCATCCTGGAGGGTGGTCTGGGTGGTGCCCAGGCATCCCGGGAGACCCGCGAGCAGATCCTCAAGATGTCACCCGAGCAGCTGAAAGACAGTGAAGCGCTCGCTTCCCTGGTAGATGGCGGCCGCTCTTTCGAGGATGCCCGCCGCGAGCTGGCAGACAATGCAGCCTCCAAAGCATTCGTTCTGGCCGGTGTCACTACCGGCATGTTTGGCGGCATGGGTGACCGCGCCCTGGCCAAGGTCATCACCGGCAACAGTGGCCGCCTGAAATCTGCCCTGACCGGTGCCGTGGGTGAAGGCCTGTTCGAGGAGGTGCCCCAGAGCGCCACACAGCAGATGAGCCAGAACTACGCCATGCAGGACGCCGATCCGAGCACCCCTCTGATGAAGGGTGTTGCTAACCAGGCCGCCGGTGGTCTGGCAGTTGGCGGCCTGATGGGTGCAGGCATGGGTGCTGCCGCCCCGCGAGCTGGGCAAGATGCGCAGCCCGCTGCCGACACCCCGCCCACCCAAGAGATCGCCCAAGTAGATCCGCAGGCCATGGAGGAAGCCGTTGCCGCAGCGCCGACCCCGAGCCGAGACGATACCGGCCTTTCCGCTGACGCTGGTCCGCTAGAGCGAGCCGTGCGCGGCACTGCCCAGCAACCCGACGCAGCCAATGGCAACTTCTGGGCTGGTGAGCCTGGCGCCACCATCCAGATGCAGGCCAAGGGCGATCCAGAGACTGCCATGGTGGCCACTGTCGAGCGCTATGAGCGCGACGGCGGGGTGACCGTGCGCGGTGAAGATGGTTCCCCCTACACCGTCACCCCGGAAGAGGTGGACATCACTGCTATTGCAGAGCAACCGCAAGCAGTGGATCAGCAGATGCAGGACGTCGGCACCACCGATGAGGTGAAGGCCGAGCGCGCCCAGGTGGACGAGCAGCAAGCGCAGGAGCGCCAAACCGCCATCGAGCAGGCCCTGCAGGAGCAGGGTGTTGACCCCAACACTGGAGAGATCCTTGACAGTTCCCCAGCGGTCAAGGAAGAGGCCGCGCCGGTCCAGAAGGCGCTAGAGGATATGGAAGAGGGCGAGCTGCGCGACCGTATGCGTTACCTTGCCACCCAGGCCAAGACCAACGGCGGATGGGATAAGCGCCTCACCGATGAGCGCCGCAAGGTTGAAAAGGTACTCGATGCTAAAGTGCGCCAGAGCAATGCCACACAGACTGAGCGTACAGACGGTAAAACTGAGGTGCTCGACAGTGGACTGACCATTGTTCACGGTTCAGGCAATCCGAACATGAAGGCAGGCGATATCCAGATTGTTCGCGCTTCCGGCCAGAAGCAAGGTAAGTCGGGTCGCATCTATGGCGGCTTCTACGGTACCACCGAGGCAGATACAGCCCAGGCAGAGGGCTATGCAGGGATGATGGGGGGAACCCCAACGCTGTATGACGTGAAGATAAAGCCAGGCACCAAGGTATTGAACAAGACCGGTGACATCACTCGTCTGTCAGAGTCGTACATCAATGAACTGGTCAGCCAGGGGTATGGCGTAGTAACAGGAAAAGATCCTCGCGGACAAACCGAGATTGTTGTCATCGACAAGGGTGCTGTCGAGAGCCTGAATGCGCGAGGCAAGAACGCAGAGAATCCTGCCCCTGCTGGTGCCATTGATAATGCCGCCATAATGGGTGCTGACGGCAAGCCGAAATGGTTCAGCACCGCCGAGAAGGCCGCCGCCCACATCGAGAAGAAAGGCCTCACCGGCTATGCACCGCAAGAGGTACAGCCGGGCCGCTTTGAGCTGCGAGCCACCACCGCAGAAGCTCCCAAGCCAGCAGCACCCAAGAAGGAGGCCAGTAACCCCCGCGTCAACCGGGTCAAGAAGCTGGTGGGCGATGTGGGTCAAACCGTGTCACCGTCTGGTGAAGTCGGCGGCCTCCAGCCTGGTGCCCGCTACACCGTGGACCGGATCGAGAAGAACGGCACCACCCACCTCACCAACCTGGAAACCGGCGAGACAGCCACCGTCAGCATGCCGGATCTGGAAGTGGGCAAGTCCCGCCGCGTCGAGTGGTCGAAAGTTGATGCCCAGGCTGTTGCTGAAACGGCAACGGCAGAGCGGCCAGCGCAACAGACTGCAAATACGGGTGACCTCGCCACGAATACAGGTGACCTCGATGCAAATGCGGGTGACCTTGTTCCCGACGCTGGGAACATGGTTGCAGAACAGAAAGGTGATTGGCGTGAGCAGGCAGCCGCCGCGCTTGAGCTGGTACCTGACGATCACCCGATGAAACGAAAGTGGGCCGCCAACGTCAAGAACGGCCTGAAAAGCGAGAGCGACCGGGCTGGCGTGATGCAGGCTATTGTGGCTGCCCAGGCCGAGCCTGTGAGCAATCCTGATGTGAACCAATCAGCTGATCTTCCAGCCCAAGAGGGCGTAAGCGGAGAAACAGTTACGGCACCGGTGCAAGCCGAGGCCAGCAATGAAAAGTTTGCCGGTAACAAGATATTCACGGCGGACAAGGTTGAAGCAGCTCGCGCTCGCATGCGCTCCAAGTTCGGCCAGCTCAATAGCGGGATCGATCCTGAGATGCTGGTGGACGGCATGACAATCGCAGGGGCATACATCGAAAGCGGCGTGCGCAAGTTCTCTGACTACGCGAAGGCTATGGTCGGTGACTTCGGCGACGGCGTTAAGCCATACCTGCTGTCTTTCTGGGAGGGGGCTCGTAACTACCCAGGCCTTGATACAGAGGGTATGACCAGTGTGGCAGACAGTGCCACCGAGCATGCAGCCATGCTGAAACCTGCCGACCTGCAATCTGATGCGGTTGGTGAAGTGAAGACCAAGCCAGCCAAGCGGACCCGCAAGACAGGCCAGAAGGGTGACATCACTCTGACCCAGGACTGGGGCGTGGATCATGTTGACGGCTTTGGTGAAAACACTTCTGGCAGGGAGACGGGATCCGACCTCAAAGACGGTTTCCTGAAAGAGTCTCGCCAGTACCTGAACGCCGTGGCTGATGCGCTAGAAGATGCTGGCTTCACGCTGCCAAATAACGCCAAGGGCAAGCCTGTTTCATCTGTCAATGTGAATGCTGGCGGCGACGCTGTATCGGGTGATGTAACGCTAAACATGAATGGGCCTGCTGGTGTTGGTATTTACATCAACATCAGCGGCACATCCCTGCGCGGAGCCGTACCAACAACCACCAGCGGCATCTCTGTGATGTACCGTACCACCACGCCAGAAGACCGCCTTGGCACTCGCTCGCAAAACCAATGGGCCCCAGTTGACCTTTCGGCTAAAGATCTGGCTGATATGGTGATGGCTTCGGTTCAAAAGGTTGTTGCACGCAAGCAACAGTCCGCCACCCAGGCGCAGCGGCCGGCCGCAACTGACGAGAATGGCCCCCGACCCACCAGCGGCCTCGATGCGATGGTCGCAGAATTTGATGCAGAGGTAGAACGCAATGGCACAGCTACAGAACTGGGTGAACCAGGCGCGCCAGCACTGGAAAGAGCACCTGCCGAGCCTGTACGCGCAGCTGCAGAAGTCCGGGAAACTGGAAGCAGCCCTGCAGCAGGCAGCGCAGCAGACGGCCGTGGAGATGGACGACCTGGAGCAGCAGGGGATGACCGAGCACGAGGCCTGGGAGATGACGCGGCAGAGCTACCTGTTCCCGCCCGAGGAGCAGAGCGAGCAGGAAGAACCCGGTCAGAGCGGAGCAGCACTGCAAGCCGTGATGGGGATGCCGCTGGACGAGCAGTATTACCCGCAGCCGGAGTAACCTCGCAGGACCGACCCGCCGATCTGTTCACCATCAACGCCGAGGAGATCGGCCAGGGTGGCGACAAGACCAAGTTTGCCAACAACGCGGCGGCTATCCGGGTGCTCAAGGATCTGGAGTCCACCAGCCGCCTTGTTACCGCTGCCGATCAGGCGGCGCTGGCCCAGTATGTTGGCTGGGGCGGGATCCCGTCCGCATTCGAGCGCACCGACGGCACCGCGAACAAGGGCTGGGAGAAGCAGGTTGCAGAGCTGAAAGCCCTGCTGACCCCCGAGGAGTATGCGGCGGCTGCCGCCTCTACCCGCAACGCGCACTACACCAGCCCGGAGATCGTGACCGGCATGTGGAAGGCGCTTGCGCGCTTGGGCTTTGCCGGTGGGCGCGTGATCGAGCCGTCGGTGGGTGTGGGCAACTTCTTCGGCCTGATGCCGCAGGATGCCCGCGGCATCTCTGCCCTGCATGGGGTGGAGCTGGACCGCATCACCTCCGGCATTGCGACCGCCCTCTACCCTGACGCCAAGATCGCCCGCATGGGTTACCAGGAGTACGCGATCCCTGACGGTTACTTTGATGTGGCCGTGGGCAACCCGCCCTTCGGCAGCGAGAAGCTGTACGACTCGAACCGCAAAGACCTGTCCGGGTTCAGCATTCACAACTACTTCTTTGCCCGCTCCGTTGACGCACTGCGCCCGGGCGGCGTGCTGGCCATGGTGGTAACCAACCGATTCCTGGACGGCAACAGCGACAAGGCCCGCCAGTACATCGCCGAGCGCGCCGATCTGGTGGGAGCCATCCGCCTGCCGAACAACGCCTTTGCGAAGAATGCCGGCACCGAAGTTACCACCGACATCATCATCCTGCAGCGCCGCGCCCCGGGTCAGAAGCCCAACGGCACCAGCTGGATGAATGTGGTGGACTACACCGACAAGAACGGCGCCACCGTGCCGCTCAACGAATACTTCCAGGCGAACCCTGACAACATGCTGGGCGAGTTCGGCGCCTTCGGTAGCATGTACCGGGCCGGTGACTCTGCGCTGGTGGCCAGAGAAGGGCAGAACACCCAGCAACTGCTGGATGCTGCCATCAGCCGTCTGCCGGCCGGCATCATGCAGCCCGCCGTGCAGGTGAAGCCGGAAACCCGCGAGACCGTGCAGGCTGAGAATGTCCGTGTGGGGTCCATATTCATCAGCGGCGATGGCCGGGTGATGGTGCGGGGTGAGGATGAGCTTGGCGAGCGCACCGGCGAGGCGGTGGAGTTCCGTTCCGCCAAGGCCGAGGAGCGCGTCAAGGGGATGCTGCGCCTGCGCGACAACCTCTCTCGCCTGCGCCAGCTGCAGCTGTCCAACACTGCCAGTGAGGCAGCCATCGAGGAGGCCCGCGCCCGCCTGAACAAGACCTATGACTCGTTCGTGAAGAGCAATGGCCCCATCAACAGCCAGGCCAATAAGCTGCTGTTCCGTGACGACCCTACCTGGCCGCAGATCTCCGCACTGGAAGATAGCTATGACCGCGGCGTGTCCGCTGCCGTGGCAAAGACCACCGGCGAAGAACCGCGCCCGCAGTCAGCCGTCAAAGCCGCGATCTTCACCAAGCGCACCCAGCAACCGTACTCCCCGCCCACCAGCGCCAAGACCGCCAAGGATGCACTGGTTGCTTCCCTGGCCGAGCGTGGCCGGGTGGATATGGACATGATGGTGCAGCTCTACGGCAAGACCGAGGAGCAGATCGCCAATGAGCTGGGGGAACTGCTGTTCAGTGACCCGGACGCTGGGTGGCAGACCCGCGATCAGTACCTCTCCGGCAACGTCAAGCGCAAGCTGGCCCGCGCCGAGGAGGCCGCCAAGACCAGTCAGCCCTATGCCCGCAACGTCGAGGCCCTGCGCGCAGTGCAGCCCAAGGACATCGAGGCGGTAGATATTAACGTCAAGCCTGGTGCGAGCTGGATCCCCGCCGATGTGATGGCGTCCTTCGCCGACCACATCACCGAGAAGACCGGCAGCAAGGCTTTCTTTAACCCGCTCAACGCAAACTGGTCATTCCCGAAACTGGAGGCGACCAGTTCCGCAACTGCTCGCTTCGGTACCAGTCGCATGAGCGTCGGCCAGATCATCGAGGCCGCTTCCGCCCAGAAGGCGGTGCAGGTGTTCGATGAGGCGAGTGACGGCACGCGCACCCTGAATGAAACCGAAACCCAGCTTGCCAATGACAAGGTGAAAGCCGTCAAGGAAGAGTGGGATCGCTGGATTTGGAGTGATGACGCCCGCCGCGCCCGCCTGAGCCGATTCTATAACGACCTGTTCAACACCGACGTAAGCCGGGAGTATGACGGGTCACACCTGACCTTCCCGGGCAAGATCTCTGACGACATCATCAAGCTGCGCCCGCACCAGGGCAACGCGGTATGGCGCATCGTGCAGGGTGGCAGCACCCTGGCGGATCACGTCGTCGGTGCCGGCAAAACCTTCACGCTGGTGGCCGCAGCCATGGAGCTGCGCCGCCTGGGCCTGGCCCGCAAGCCGATGTTCGTTGTCCCCAACCATCTGGTGGGGCAGTGGGCGCAGGACTTCATCAAGCTGTACCCCGGCGCCAACGTGCTGGCCGCAACCAAGCGCGACTTTGAGAAGGCCAACCGCAAGCGCTTCTTCGCCCGCATCGCAACCGGTGACTGGGACGCGGTGATCGTGGCTCACTCCTCGTTCGGCAAGGTGGGCATGAAGCCGGAGACAGAAGCGGAGTTCATCCAGGAGGAGATCGCCGACCTGACCGCCTCCATCGATGCCATTGAGGCAGCAGAGGGTAAGAAGTCCCGCAACGTGAAGCAGGCCGCCGAGCGCCGCACCAAGATGCAGGAGAAGCTGAAAGCCCTGCTCGATACCGGCAACAAGGATGACAGCCTGTACTGGGATGACCTGGGGATCGATGCGCTGTTCCTGGACGAGGCTCATGAGTTCAAGAACCTGGCCTACAGCACCGGCATGCGCAACGTTGCAGGCCTGGGCAGCTCTGCCGGCAGCCAGAAGGCGACTGACCTCTACATGAAAACCCGTGTCGTGCGCAAAGCGACCGGGGGCCGCAATGTGGTGTTCGCGACCGGCACGCCGATCAGCAACACCATGGCCGAGATGTATACCATGCAGCGCTATCTGGATTACGACAACCTGAAAGCCTCCGGCCTGTCTCACTTCGACGCCTGGGCCCGCATGTTTGGCGAGGTGGTTACAGACTGGGAGCTGTCCCCGTCCGGTCAGTACAAGATGAATAGCCGGTTCTCCAAGTTCGTGAACATGCCCGAGCTGATGCAGCGCTACACATCCTTCGCCGACGTCATCAACCGCGACGACATCAACCGCCTGCTGGCGGCCCAGGGCAAACGCCTGCCGGTGCCGAAGGTGAAGGGCGGCAAGCCCCAGAACGTGGTAGTGGACCGCTCCCAGTGGCAAGCCCAGTACATCGGCGAGCCCATCAAGGATGCCGACGGCAACGACACCGACCAATTCCCAGAGGGTTCGCTTGTCTACCGCGCCGAGAACCTGCCCAAGAAGGCGGAGAAGGGCGGCGACAACATGCTCAAGATCATGTCCGACGCCCGCAAGGCTGCGCTGGATATGCGCCTGATCGACCCTGACTACCCGGACAACCCGGACAGCAAGGTCAATTTCGCAGCGAACAACATCAAGGCGGACTACGACCGGTGGCAAGCAGACCGTGGCACCCAGCTGGTGTTCATCGACCTGTCCACCCCGAAGGGTGCCCGCGCCGACGAAGCCGCCCAACTGCGTGACCTGATCCAGCGTGCCGAGAGCAGTGACCCGGCAGTGGCCGAGCCCGCCCAGGCAGAGCTGGACAAGATCAGCCCTGACGAGATCGACGCCCTCAACTCTGCTTTCTCCGTCTATGACGACCTGAAACAGAAGCTGGTGGAGCGTGGGATCCCGGCTGACGAGATCGCCTTCATCCACGACGCGAAGACGGACCTGCAAAAGACTGATCTGTTTGCCAAAGTCCGTAGCGGCCGCGTGCGCGTGCTGTTCGGCTCCACCGCCAAGATGGGCGCAGGCATGAACGTGCAGGACCGGCTGGTGGCCCTGCATCACCTCGATGCGCCGTGGCGCCCCTCCGACCTGGAACAGCGTGAAGGCCGGATCATCCGCCAGGGCAACAAGCTCTATGACCGCGACCCGGAAGGGTTCGAGGTGGGGATCTACCGCTACGCCACCAAACAGACCCTGGACAGCCGCATGTGGCAGACCATCGAGGGCAAGGCCAACTTCATCGAGCAGGTGCGCAAGGGTAACACCAGCACCCGCGAGATTGAGGACGTGGCCGGCGAGGCTGCCAACGCTGCCGAGATGAAAGCGGCATCGAGCGGTAACCCGCTCATCCTCGAAGAGATGTCCCTGCGCCAGCGCATCCGCACCCTGGAGAACGAGCGCACCGCTCATGACCGCGACCAGTTCCGCATCCGGGACCGGATCGGCATGGAGCAGGGCAACGTCAGGACCATCAACCGCCAACTCAGTGAGCTGCGCGCAGATGACAAGCTGGCCCAGCCTGCCAAGTTTGAGGTCACCATCGCCGGTCAGGCCTTCGACAAGCGCAAGGACGCCGGCGAGGCGATCATGCAGCAGGCCCTGCAGATGGAGCAGACTGGCGAGGAAACCCGCCAGATCGGCAACTATGGCGGCTTCTCGCTGACGCTGGAGAAGCTCTTCGCCGAAACCTACGCCCTGGAGGTGTCAGGCACCGGCACCTACTCCACCAAGGTGGCGATGGGCGATGACCCGGCAGGCCTGGCGATGCGGATGACCAACTCCGTGCGCGACCTGCCCGCCGCTATCGAGAAGATGGAGGAGGCGCTGGCCCAGTCCAAGGCAGCAATCCCCGCGCTGCAAGCCCAGGTGAAGGTCTGGCCGAAGGAGGAGCAGCTCAAGGAAGCCACGGCCCGTCATGCCGAGGTGATCGAGCAGCTGCGCCCCAAGAAGAAAACCGAGGCGGCCGAGAAGCCCGCAGCGGATGAGCCGCAACTCAACGACCTGGCAATGGATACCGCTTACAGCCGCCTGCCGGAGGGTAACCGCATCCAGCTGGCGGCCCGCCTGCGCAAGCTGGAGCAGCAGAAAGAGCAGCTGACCCCGGAGCAGTATTCCGAGCAGTTGGGCGAGCTGGCTGGCTGGCTGGAGGAGCGCTCCCAGGAGAACGCCTTCAAGCGTGCCGTGGCAGAGCGCCAGCGCGGGGCTGACATGGTGCTGGAGCGCCTGCACCGGGCTCGTCGCCGCGGCGAGATCAGTGAAGAGGCGGCAGATATCGCCATCTGGGCACTGAACCGCAACCTGCAGCTGGCCGAGGATCTGGGTTTCAGTATCTCCAGCAAGGGTGGATCCAGCTACGACCGCGCCGAGCGCATCGCCAAGCTGATGACCGAGGGGATGCGTGACACAGCTCCTATCCACGAGATCTTGCACCACACCGAGCGCATGATGCCGCCTGGCGTGCAGAAGGGGATCGCCCAGGAGTACAACAAGGCATGGGCCAGGGCCTACAAGAAGGCCACCCCTGAGCAGCGTGAGGCGCTTGACGCCCTGCGCCTGTCTGCATTCGGTAACAGTGCTGCCCGGGATGCGACCATGAAGGCCTTCCAGTCCGGTCTGCTGGACTACGACCAGCACTACCAGCTGACCAACGCCAGCGAATACTGGGCAGTGAACGCGGCCAGCATCATGTCAGCCCGTCACAGCGCCAGCAAACTGGGATGGGTGGCCCGGGCTCGCGAGTGGATGAGGGGCTTTATCCAGAAGCTGCGCGCCGTCTTCGGTCTGCCCTCTACCGCTGCCGTGATCAGGGGTCTGGATGCCGTCACCAAGGGTAATGGCTCATTCCTGACCACCAGCATGCTGGCAACCAACCCGGCAGCAGATACCCCGCTGCGCGACCTGAGCGGCGACTATGCCGATATGCCCAAGTCGCCGAGCGGCATGGACCCGGCACCGGAGATCCCGACCGAGGCCCAGGATAATGCCATGCTGCGCAGCTGGTGGGACCGCTTCAAGAATGCCCCGTCAGACCTGACCACGGACGCAATGCAGAAGGGCCTTGCCCTGATCCCGTTCCGGCCGCTGGTGCAGGAGATGGCCCGCAACATGCCGGCCGCTGCCGAGTATCTGCGCCTCAAGCAGTCCATGGATGCCATGCGCAACCGTTGGCACGCCAAGACTGACGAGGTGGCTCAGAGCTGGCTCAAGTACCGCAAGGACAACACGGACGAGAACGTCGAGCTGATGAACCTCATGCACGAGGCCACCATTGCCGGTGTTGACCCGTCAGAGGAGTACCAATCGGAAGTCACCAACCGTGACCGAGAGGCCCTGCGCTTTGCCGCCCCGGGCAGTGACCGCGAGAAGGAGCTGCTCAAGCGGATCATGGAGGACAAGAAGCAGCGCGAGGAGTGGGACAAACTGAGCGCCCGCTATAAGGCGCTGTCGCCGCAGGCCCGCAAGGTGTTCCAGGATGTGCGCGACGCTTACACCTCCCTGGCTGACGAGTATGAGAAGGTGCTGCTGGCCAACATGGAGAAGGCTATCAACGTGCGCATCAAGAAAGCCGAGCGGGAGCACCGTTACGAGCAGCAGCGCATTCAGGATGAAGGACTGACCGGCGACGAGCGCACCGAGGCCATGGACGCAGCGGACAAGAAGCTGCGCATTGCCCGCACCAAGACTGCATGGAACCGCAAGGCCCGCATGACCCAGCTGCGCCAGCAGTTCGAGATGAACCGCCTGCAGGGCCCTTACTTCCCGCTCGCTCGCTTCGGCAACCTGTTTGTGACCGTGCGTGATGCAGAGTCTGGCAAGGTGCTGTCGTTCAGCAAGTTCGAGAAGGCGGCCGAGCAGCGTGAGTTTGCCGACCTGATGCGCCAGAACAAGGACTACAAGGTATCAGTGGGGACGCTGGACGATAGCGGCTCCCTGCGCAAGGCTGTCGATCCGAACTTCGTGGCGGACGTAGAAGACATCCTGGCCGACCTGCCCAACGCCGAGACCGTCAAGGATGAGGTGTGGCAGCGTTACCTGGAGAGCCTGCCAGACTACTCCGTGCGCAAGAACCGGATCCACCGGACCGGCCGCGCCGGCTTCAACGCTGACGCCCTGCGCGCCTTCGGTAACCAGATGTTCCACGGCTCCCACCAGCTGGCCCGCCTGGCGCACTCCTTCGACATGGAGGAAGCGCTGGACGCAACCCGCGAGGAGGCGAATGTCAGCAAGGATCCGGTGCGTGATGGCCTGGTAGTGAACGAGATGGAGAAGCGCCACGAGTTCATCATGAACCCGACCGGCGGCCAGCTGGTGCAGAAAATCACCCAGGCGACATTCATCTACGCCCTGGCGGCATCCCCCAAGGCGGCCCTGGTCAACCTTTCGCAAACCGTCATCATGGGGATCCCCATCCTGGCGGGCTACGATGGCAGCGCCAAGGGCGTGACCCGGGCAGTCAACCAGCTCACCAGGGCCCTGGCCGACTTCACCGCCGG